AAAGTAAGGCATTGTCTTTGTATTAATCGGATGATTACATATTACACATTGCTTAATCATAATCTCAACTCCTTTTCTGTTCTTCAGGAGTTAAAACATATACTTCAATTTCACCAAATCTATCTTTTTGAATTTCAAGTTTATTTTTCTTAATAACATAATCCGACAAAGGCCATCTTCCACCCACTATACCATTATAATAATCATCTTTATAATTCGGTATAAAGTACCAAATAAATGCTCCCGCATTACGCATATGAATCCCAGCATATGAACGCTGAAAGGTTTCTGGATTTACCATTATGCCAAATTCATCTTTTAATCTTTGAGCAAGTTTTTCAACATTTTTACTTGCCATAATCTCACTCCCTTTAAAATTCGCCTTTTATTCCCAATAAGAAATACTATTATTTACGACTTCTTCTATTAATCCAATCTCACCAATAATATCATTTGCAATTCCAGTATCCATAATTATTAGTGAATTATCTTCATATTTTCTTATGATATTAACTGCCTTAGTTATATATTTGCCTATCTGTTCAGCTTCTTTTCTTGAAATCTTTGTCGCCGTTATCTCAGATTTGCTTGCTGTCACCGTCATATCCGTTGTTAATTTTTGTATAGTATCATTCCAAGCAAAAGGATTCTCTTCTTTCTTTTTCATATTAAATCACTTCCATTTAACATACTTTGCAATTGCTTCTTCCAAAGCTTCTTCATTTATGATTGGTAAATCTGGCAACATAAGATGCATTGATTCTGCATCTGTTAATCTTCTTCCTCTTATAATATCAATATCAACATCTGCTTTATTATATTTTCTATTTAAATATTTCTTAATTCCCATAGAATCCTCATTTATCTTGTTTTACTATGCGTTCAATCTCGATAATATCTTCTGGATCAAACTCAAGTTCTTCCCATTGACCTTCTTCAATCAATTTTTTAGCTTCTTCTTTTGAACCTGCTTTAACAGTTCCTTTTGCCGATCCTTCTACTCTCATTACAAATTTATAAGTATTCATTTCTTCTATCTCCTTTTACTATGAAATAGTATTTTGATTATAATTAAACCTGATTTTCATAAGCACTTAATTTCTTTTGCAACTCTATTCTTTCAAGTAATAATTGTTTGTGTTCTTGCAAAAGCAAATCTACTAAAGCTATTTCCATTTTATCGTAACAATCAGCATTTAATTCACGGATGACTTTTTTACAGCCTATATGATTACTTATTAATTCAGCTTTTGTCCATTTCTGCTTTTTCATAATTACACTTCCTTTCAAATCCTTGTTTCATCGGTTTGGGAAAAATCCCAAATAAAAATCTCTCATTATAATTGTCTGCTGTTTGGCTGTTCTCCTGCTGATTTAAGTATATTAAGTAAGTTGTTTGGCATCTGAGTCATCCAGTGATGATTTCTATCTTCTAAATGATTTCCAAATATTTCAGAGTAATCTTCAGCTTTCCATTCTTCTCTTGGCACAGGAACAATTTCACCACCGCAAGAACATTTTAAATCATCTGGTTCATAATCTCTTTTTAAATCACCGCAATAATATCCTGCGTCTTTACCACATTTATTACATTTTCCAACAGTCCAATCATTAATATCCATATTAATCAACTCCCTTTAAATCCCGTATTTTATAATAATTCTTGGAATTTTTGACCTAAAAAATCTATTTGAATTTCTGTTAATTGTCCAACTCTTACTCCAATATTTTTTAACTTGTCAGTTTGTAAAGCATTACCGAGCATGGCATAATTATGTTCTTCAGTTAAACCATTAATCCTGCCCAAATCAATATTACTCATAACTGTTTTTTGATACCTTGAAGTAATAGGAATTGCTACCGTTCCGCATATTATATGGGGTCTATAATATCCATCGTTGTTTTGATACATATAAACTTCTCCGTGTTTCATTTTGTTCACTCCAATCCATTAAATTTCTTATTTTAATTGCTTATCTATTAACCAATTATACTATGAATTGTGAAATCACAATATTTCGTCTTATTTCCAAGATATCTTATGTAACCCATATGTTCACTAGATATCTCATAAGTTAATGGTTTATTTAAATCTCTTTCAAACTGTTTTACTGCTTTTTCTATATTAGGAGCATTAATTATAATCGCTTCATCTTCATCTTCTATAAATTTACAAATTTTAAATTTCGCCATATTTTCATCCCTTTCTTAAATTCAAATTCTTAAATTCAAATAAATTTCTCGTTTTAACAGCATTTAAAATAATCAATCATATCTGTTATCATTGCTTGTGCATATTCAATTCTATCTTCTCTCATTTCCAATCCAGAATTATAATAGTCTTCATCCCAATCCCACGTTTCAACTTGCTTTTTCATATCTTCAAGTATTAATATAGATTTTTCTTTTAACTGCGAATCCATTTTAACCCTTCTTTCTTAATCAATCATTTACTCAACAACCGAAACGAAACACATTCTCCAGCTATCATCTTATGATAGTAAATTTTATCATCATAATTAATGATCCTGATTCTTACTGGCTGTTCTGCTTCGTCATAAAAATTATCATCCGAAAGAAAAGTACCGCATCTTAAAACTGTTGGCTCTATAGGTGATTGTAATGCTTTTTCTAAAATAGACTCATACTCTTTAATCCCTTCAGTCGTTTTAATAGTTAATGTATGGTTCTGTTCATCATAGTTTTCATCGACTTCATCATCCAATTTAATTTTTGATAATATTCCTTCTGCAATTTCTTTAATACTTTCATAATTAATGGGAATGTCTTCACCTTTTGTTGTTCTTTTATTTTCACCCTGAACTATTAATCCTTCTTTATATAACTTCATTGTCGGATTATCATTAAAATTACCTGTTGTCATTTTAAATTCCTCCTTAATTTAGAATGAAATCAAGTTTTTAAATGGTTTCTTCTACAATATAACCACCATTATGCCATTCAATTATTTCTTTTTTGGTTTCAATCTTTTGTATATCTTCGTCATGAACATAAAAAATAATATTATTCTCTTCTTTTGAAATACTTGTTATTTCTTGACACACAATTCTTATACCAAACTCGTTATTAAAGAATTTTTCAATGATTCTTGGTGTATTTTTATCACGACCTACATTTTTCCATACATACATTTTGTTAAAATTATTATTCATTTTCTTTTCCCTTTCTCCTTAAAAGCCTTTAAAATAAGGTTTTGATATTCTTTCATTTATTCAAATTCATATTAATACTTCTACTTGTAATTTCTTTGATGATCTGTTTGCCAGATGTTTTTATTATATAATTTCCGTGTTCCCCAGCGTTTACAACGTCTTTATAGATCATATTATCTTTTACAGCATTCTTTACAATTTTTATAGCTTTCTGAAGATCGTCTTCGTCAAACACTTCTACGGTAAGCTCCACTTCTGTTTTAACTTTAAATTTCATACTTTACCTCCCAAACTATTAATCATTCTTTTGCTAAATCGTCTTCGGCTTCATAGCGATTTAGATACAGATTTTCGCCAACTATTCCAGTAACAGAAGTGGTGTAGAGTGATGGCATTTCATATTCAACTTTGAATTTGTTAGTGCCAAATTCATACGAAACCAGCCTTACAATGACCCCTTCATTTACTTTATGGTTTCTGATTTTGTAAACCTTGTCTCCAGTTTTACATGGTATCTTAATCGTGTTTTCCATTTTCATTCCTCACTTTCTGAAAACATAGTAGAAATTTATTTATCAAATTTCCCTTAAATCTATATTTTTATATGGTCTAAACCCGTACATTTCAAACTATGTCTTATTATACCATATCCATGTGTAGTGTCAATACATTTCCATAATTTTATTTATTTTGTTTTTGTTTTTATTTCTTAGTAATTAATGCACATGCCAATGCTATTAATCCAAAATATATAATACCCATTTATTCAACCCTCCGTTCCTGTACTATTAATATTTTCATCATTAACAAATTCATAAGGATCGATGTTATAAGTAATTGCAAATAATAAAATGTCTTGTACAGTGGCGATTACGGGATTGGCAGAATTAATCTGTCCTTTAATCTTTTCTTTCTTCCATTCCAATTTAATCATAACATCGGTATATTTTATGTTATGGTCTTTACATATCTTGATAAAATTTTGCTTGATAATTTTTCTATCTGTCTCATTGTACTTCTTTATAAATTCTAATGCTTCAATCTGATCTGTTAATTTCATATATTTTGTTACCCCTTTCTAGTTATATTCTTTAATTGTAATCCGATAAAAATCGTGTTTCAACGGGTTTATTTATTTAAATCTTTTAAAATGTCTCTGGACTGTTTAAGTAACTCAATTGCTTCAGGACAATTAACATCATAATTGTCTGTTATTCTCTCAATAATATCATCAATTTCTTCTTCATATGTTTCTGTTACCCTGTACTTTTTAAATGTTACTTCACCACTTTTAGTATTCACAAATATCTCAAGTGGATCGCCTTCGCGAATTCGCATTGTTCTTCTGATTTCCTTCGGAATAACTACACGCCCAAGATCGTCGATTCTTCTCACTATTCCTGTTGATTTCATATTAAAATTCCTCCTTTTCTGTTATCTTCTTATTTTTACTACGTTTATACACTTTACCAGATTCTACGATCCTGTCACAAGGATTAAGACAACCCCATGACCGACGAATAGTTAAGATTAATGGTTTTTCTTTTTTCTTTCTTTTTTTCATGACGGTTGTTCTCCTTTCAGTTTTGTAATAATCTAAATTCTGTCTGGTGGAAAGATATGCTCCGAAAACAATTCATTCCATTCAAATCCCATCGGATAATAAGGCTGACCGCATTCCAGAACGTGCTTCAATGCTTCTTTTCGGTTCAAAAACTCTCCAGTGTCGGTTAAGAATCCTTGTTCTGCTCTTACAATATCAAGCCTTGTCTGTTCGTCGCACGTTTCTTCGTTGCAGTTTGCGAACTTGATTCTGATTTCCGTCAATGGTTCTATATGCCACCTACCTTGATAAATTTGATCTCTAAATTTAATTGCCGCCGCTGTTATCATTTTTTCTCCTTTAAGTATACTCATGGTATACTAATTTCCTTTCTATTATTTATAATTTTACTTTAAAATGTTAGATTTAAGCGGATTTTCTATGTAGAAAATCTTCAATGTACATTGGTCTAAAAAATACATCTTGATATCTCATTTTTCGCAAATCCCAAACTTTACTACATAATGATGGTGTATTATAAACCCCGTAATCAATTTCAATTTCATAAACTTCGTTAATATTAATAACGTCGCCTTGTTTAAAATCTATGCCGTTCTGTTCTTTCAGTTCTTGTCTAGTAAATCTATAATACATTTTTATATCTCCTTCCTAAATACCGTGAAAGATCAGATTTAACGAATTTTAAATATTACATCCTGCATTCCATCTTCGATATCGTTCAATAAAACTAATGAGAATATTTTTTGGAAGTCTCTTTAAATGCTTTTCCGTTTCTCTCTTATCAAAAGATAAAATACTTTCAATTAATTCTGTTTTTGTACATTCGTATAAATCTTTCATTTTTTATTCTCCTTTCCATTCCTACAAATTATCAGATTGATATGGTTTTCGCATAATTTACCATTTTTAATAGTTGACACTTTAATCTTTCATTTTCTTCTGCCAACTTAGAATATGGTGTTATGATTGCTATTTTGTCTTCAACTTCATATTCCTTTTCTTTAATCAATCTTTCTGCTTCTGCCGTTTGTTCCGCTGTTAATCCCCTATTCCATCCAGCAAATATATAGATTATTTCGTCGGTATTTTTATTTTGCATTGCATATTGTGCTAATAAATCAGCTTCTTCTATTGTTTCAATGTAATCGTACAATCTTACTCTTGCACCATTATTAAGAATCTTGGTGACTCCATACCCATTTGTTATACTCATTTTTATTTCCTCCTTCTTATCTTCTGGACATTTTATAAAATCCAAACAGTGTTTACATATAGTTGGTACACCTTTATAAATACACTCTGTCACCATAATATTTCCTTTCAAATAAACCTTTTAAATGCTTTAACAAGCCATCAGTTTAATATAATTTCTCATAATATGCTTTACTGCGCGAATCACAACATCTACTGATTTCTGATTAAAGTTTGAAAAATTAACAGTTATTTCTTTGATTTTAATAATATTGTTTTCTTCTGTTATTTCTTTTAATTGTTCCAAAATCTCTCGACAATCATTGTAAGAAAGTTTTTCTTCAATTGATTCTAAATATTCAATTCCTTCTACACCGATTAATGATTCACCAATGGTATAAGGTGGTTTTATATTTATAAATTCAATCTTATCTGTTATAGTAGCATTAACAGCTACATCACCATATCCTAAATAAACTGTATTACCTTTTATCATTTTATTTTACCTCTCCAAACATTTCACCAAAATTATATTCAATACGATCCATTACTTTCTGAAATGCTTTATATTCTTCACTTTCATGATCACCATTTGCATTTTGCATTCCAATCAACATTGCTATAATAGAATCCCTCTGTGATGCTCTACCTTCTTTTCTTACTTCTGTATAATCCATTTCTAATCTCACTTTCTCATTTCCGTTAAATCACCGATTTGCTTGGGTTCTATTCACACAAATTATTTATCGCTTCGTTCTTATTATTATTTATTTTTTTAATCACATTTAATTTTGCTTTGTTATCACGATTTTCATCAACAACTCTATCATATGACTTTAGAATCATGTTGTGCAAAATTTTATAAATTTCCACTTCAAGATTGTTATCCATAATATCTGTCAGTATGTCATTTACTTTGTTCATCTGTTATACCTCCATTTCCGATGAATCATTGAATTTATAGGCTTTTTAATTCATCTTCAGCATCTTTTAAATAACCTTTATAATGTTCAATTATCATATCTAAAACTACTGGTTCTAAATCACAAGTTTCCATTTCTCGATAATAAATTTTAAATTCATCTGGATAACTTCTATTTTCTAAACTTGTTAAGAATGCCTTATATCTATTAATTTGTTCTACTACCCTTGCAATTTTGTTTGCTCTATTCATGTCCATTTTATTTTTCTCCCTTCATTTCCTTTAAAACTCTGATTTTAACTACTATTGCATGCCACCAACAATTAACTGAAAATCTTCTGGACTCTTTAATACTCTTGGTTTATATTTTGGGTTGTTCTGTCTCTTCTCTTTACCGCTGATCTGTCTGCTCATATTATTTAATTTCTTCAAATGACTTTCCGTTGATATTCTCAATGTTGCCATGTTTTCTAATTCATTTTTAACTGTTCTTCGCTGTTCTGAATTATTATAAAGTGCCTTTGCGAATAAATATCCAGCATACATATCAAATTTACCGTCAGTATTTTCAATTTCGTGTAAAATATCTGATCGTATTTTATCCTGTGTACTTACGCTTTCTATTAACTGCTGGTAATCAGCTTCGATATCGTTCATGATATCTGTTAACTGTGTTATGTACTTTTGTGCCTTACACATTTGTTATACCTCCTTTAGCTTGTCATATGACAAGTATTTTTTAATTTCCTATTAATATCCATAACTTTCTTTTTCCTAGTTTAATTGTTATAAAATCAAGATGGTTTAATTCAATGCACAAATCTCTTCTATTACGTTTAATTTCACTAATAGATGATGTTAATCCTAAATCTACCAATATTTTAGGCAAGAATCTTTCATCTGTTCTAATAGTCTTTTCAAATTCGTTATTGTCCCAATCATTTTTATTTAAAGCAAATAATAAACTAGGATCAACAATCGGCTCACCAACTATAATATTTTCAACATGCATTTCATCACCTTCCTTTCAATTACGATGAAACTTTGGTTTTATAGACTTTAGTCTAAATTTAATGTGTTTAGTATTATCTTTCTGCAATGTTCTACTGTTGTTGCTAAACATTCATCATCATTAAAACAGCACTTGCATTCCTCAAATTTAATTTTCCTTATTTCCGATGCTGTCATAATTTTTATTCGTTCTTTCAATATAGATTTCAACATTATCATTTTGTTGACTCCTTTCATAAAACCCAAGCAAAGACTGATTTTATTCAAACCTATTTCTAAAATCATTTCTAACTTCTGTTAATGCGTTCCATCTACCCATCATAGATGCAATGTTTTCTTTAGATTCTTTAATATTATCATTAAGCCACTGTTCAACTCTTTTTATTTCTTCATCAAGTTCATTTGTATAGTCAATAATCTCTTCTGTTAATTCTGAATATGTCATACCTTAACTCCTTTCCGATTAAAACCATTCTTTCATTTGCTTTTATATCTCCATATTTGCAAAGTTTTCCATTTCATAAACTAGGTTTTCTGGAGTATTAGCATATTTTTCAAACCATTTATCAAAATGCGCTGACAGATAACCTTCAAAGTTGTCTAAGTTATTCGGTTTATTCGCAAATTCCTTAATTGCATTAATAAGTGTTGTCGCTAATTCTTGATTATTCATTTTTATTTCACTCTCCTTATTTATAATTTAGTTTATACAATCATAATTAAAATATAATTGTGATTGAAACTCTGATATCAAACATGCTTCTCGTTCATCTATTGACATACTTTTGTATGCTTCGCCTAGTTTTATTTCGGTCTGTTCTTTAACATAGTTATAAAACTCTGTTGCGTTCATAGTGTGTCCTGTTACCCTGTTCTGGTATCTGTTCTGTTCACGGTTTCTTGACATTTTGATCTCTCCTTTTAAACCCAATGAATCGTTAATTTCATTTGCTTTTAAATTTCAATTACTAACTTTACATTATGTGAATCTCTTCCAATTAAATTATGTGGGATAGAAAAGAATTCGACATAATTATCGGGATACTGAACTTCATAAGCCGTAACAAGTACATAACTATTAAGGTCATAATAATCATCTAAATCTCTTGCTATTTTACTTGGTGTATATCTCTTAAAATCATATATCCCTATAATATCATTTAGCCTTTTTCCATCTAATGTATAAAAATCTTGGCTCACTTCACTCACTCCTTTAGGTTTAATACCGATATACAGATTGTTCTAATTCAAGCCCATACATTATTCCTATGCCATTCTTTTCTGCTATCTCTCTTGCTTTATATTTTGCTTCTTTTAAACTTTGAGCATATATTTTATGTTGTGTTTTTTCTCCGTTTTGTGCGTATGTCATAATATATATTGCTTTATGCCATGCCATTTTTTAACTCCTTTCCATTATTTCAATTGCAATTGTTAATGCTTCATAATATGTTTTATCGTCTATATAATCTTGTCTTATTTCTTTTATTGCCTGTATTGCTCGTTCAATCTCCATATTTTTATCTCCTTAGTTCAATTAAAATCTCCATTCTATGCTATCCAACTAATCTTTTGTGTACATCATAATTATAAGTGTCACACGTATATCTCTTAGCTACTGTTATTGCTGTTTCAATGTCTTCAAAACTATCTGCTACACTAAACATATCTGTGTTATTATCTTTAAATTCAAACATTTCCACAACAAACATTTCACTATCTTTGTCATAATATATTTGATTGTTCTTTTTTCCTACTTTTACAGTTTCTTTCCCATTTATCAATTTCAACAATGTTTGATAATTCATTTCTTTACCTACCTTTCAAATCCACATTTGATTCTAATTGTCCGTATAGCCGATAACACAGCTTTGTTTTACCTAAATGGACAGTTTTCACTTCTTTCAGATACTCCTATGCTGAAATCTTCTCCTGTTGTTCCACACATATGATACACAATACTATCTACACGAAAAGGACAATTTTCACACCCATCTTGTTTTGCCTGTTCTATAGCAGATAGATATTGTTCTCTGCGTTCATCGTGCGGATTCCATCTTGTATCGTTTTGTGTAAGAACAAGATTTTTCATGCCCTGTTCCACCGTAATTTTTTCATCAACTCCGTTAATACACAGAATGCTCAAATTACCGTTTGTGGTATGAAATCTATAGTGTTTATCATTAACCACAAGCATGAAATCCGCAATGGACATATGTAGCTTTTCGGTACACCCAATACCACCACCACACTCCATTAAATAAACCGTCGTTTTCTCCATCGTTCTATTCTCCTTTCAAAATCCCATGAATTAATTCATTTATTTGGTTACAACTTTACTTCCGCTTTATCTTTACTTATCCAATGATAACCTTCGCTGTTATTCTCCGGCTCACATATATACTGATCTGCTGTTTCATCCAGTACGACATATACTTTGCCATTAAAGATAATCTGTTTCATGCTAACTCCTTTTCTTCATAACACATCTGCATTAAATTAATTGTTATTAAGAAAAATTCGTTAATTTTTTTAATATTAATTTCCTTATGCCAAAATAATTCTGTTTCCATTTGGTGATGAAATTCATACCAGTCTTCTCTTTTAAAAATTGCTAAAGCATAATCTGTTAAAACTTGATAAGTTGTAAAATCATCCAAATAATCTTTATTAGCACATCTTCTTTTCCAATACTTCTGAAAATTTATGTATGGTTCATCCCCTCCCTGTTTGATGGCTATCGCCATGTTCCACTGGTCTTTTGTCATTTCTCTATCAATCAATTTTTCAGATTTCATTTTATTTTCTCCTTTGTTTATTATTTTAGTTTAATCATAGACACGATCATGTACTTTTTGTCTATGATAATGGCTATGAAATGACCGTTTTATCTGCAATACTCTTTTGCAATTTCATCAAATTCATTTTCAATTAAATCTATTACTGTGTCTAAATTCATTGCATCAAGCAGACAATCTTTCTCACTTTTTAATTCGCTTTCAATATGTCTGCGTGTTACATCAGCTAAATTTTTATCTTTCAGCATTCTTTCAAAGTATCTAATATTTTTCTTTCTTAAATCTATGATTGTTCCAACTCTTCCTATTACCGTATCATTAATACTCATTTCATTACCTCCTTGCCTTTCGGCTTTTAATTATTATTTTGTTTCATTAATTAACTGTTCTCTTTCTTCCTGTTTCAAGAATATCCAGTGTTCAGGCATAACTTTCATTTTAGTATTATCAAATGAACCATAGCAACCGCTTTCGTCTGCTTCGCCATATCCTTCACAGTGTTCTTCACACCATCCCACACCAATTTTCTTGTCTATGAGATTTCCTAATGCCATTCTTTCTCTAGCAATAACATGACCATGCCAACCTATTGCTGGTTTACCACAGATTAAACAATTACTCATTGCATATCTCATAAGAATATCTCCTTCCGATCTTTCTTTGATAATATCATAATATGCCTGTTATAGTGTATTGTCAATACTTATTCTGAAATTATTTTTTATTTTATTTAGAGTCTAATTACAAAAGATTCAAAGAAATAATTAGTCTCTTTTATTTCATAATCTGCAAGATGTATAGCCTTCTTTAATACATCACCAATAAAACCAAATTCAACCTCTTTACCATCTACAAATATTGACAGATATGGTACTGGTATATCATTAAATTTAAACTCTCTTAGCTTCATTTTTATTACCTCCTACACCTTTAAAATAATCGTTTTATCGACTTATCCATAATATTTAGATGCAAATCCCCACGGACTCATGTTGTGATAGTCAATAGCTTCTTGTGATTCTCCATTATCACAACTTTTAGTTTTAAATTCGTCTTCTGTCATAATCTGATTGTATTTTTCTGACTCTTGATTACAACAAACTCGATCTGTTTTTAAAGCTGTATTTAATGTATGCCAACCACATTCAGTACATTTCATTTTTAAATCACTCCTTACCATCCAATTCTAAAAACTTAATAAACCCATCTGGATCATAACCAACTTCACAGCTATCTATATATCTATTTATAAAACAATCTTCTTCGTTTCCTAATCCTTTAGTGTCAAGCCAATCCCTTACTATTTTATCATGCTTAGTAGCTAATTGATTATATTTTGCACTTTGAATAATTGATTTTTGTATCTGTTTAGGAACTTTCATTATTTCATCACATCCTTTCAAATCGCTGTTTTATTCCCAACACGCACAATATTTAGTTTCTTTTATGTTGCTATCCCATAATATTTTATCAGCAATATCATTATTGAATGAAACATTAAGTTCTCTTCTGCCAGTATCGTAATTATGATGAATAAATGACCCTTCTATTCCGTTCTTTTCTTCAATTTCTTTAATTATCTCCCACAGCATTTTTAAATCTCCTTTCTTTCCAATAAATTCAATATTTTATGTTAATTTCATTTGTGATCTGTTCAACAAGCTTGTCAAGTTCTTCATATTTTGATAATAATAATTTCAGTTCGTCAAGCGTGATTTCTCTTTCATTGCCATTATCACCACATACGCAAATCTTTCCACTACTCCATATTCCAATAGGCACTCCGAATGTTGTGTCATAGTTCTTATTTTCAAATTTCTTTTTTAAAATGCTATATTCGTCATGTTCAAGGAAATAGTGTTTTTCTTCTTTTTCGCAATCTTTCAATACTCTATGGAAACATTCGTCTACTATATTTTCATATGTGTCATAACTACCATGCCTATTTGCTTCAGTAATCCATCTTTCCATATTTAAAAATCTAATTTTACCGTGATGATAATCTCTATCTATCATCTTTAAAGTGTCGTTTCTGTTTAACCATGCTTTTAGCGATACGGTTTTAACACTACTATAGTAATCTTTTGGTAAAGATTCCTTATCAGCCTCAAACTTATCAATCAGATTTAGCAGATAACTCATTTTGCCATCTTGCATTAAATCAATAAAAGCTATTTTCTCTTCTCTGTTTATGTTTTCACATGAATATATTTTTTCTTTACCAAAATATGTGTTGCACTTTTCATTTAACAACTTCATTTCTTCAACATTCCAATTCATCTTTTTTACCTCCCAAATTTACCTTAAAATCAACCTTTGATTCGGTTTATTATTCACAACAATATTTTAAGAACTTATCTAACCTCATAGTTTTAAATTTTAAATCATCATCTAGATATTGAACCGTTCCCCATTCTGTTATCTTCAAAACTGTATATTTTGATTTCATTTTCAATCTCCTTTCAATTTTCCGATAAAAGCAATCTTTCATTCGCTCCGTTATAACTCTTCGATATAGCTTGCATTTTCCCAATCGCAACAATTTTCTTCGTCTGCATCTTCATTAATTACTTCCCAATATGCAATGCATTCATTTTCTTCATTGTCTACACAAGATGCAGAATAATTATTACTATCTAATACATAAATACTGTTATCTATTCTTTTATTCTGCACCCCTTTAAATTCTGGTTGTTCTGTTAATGTATATGTCTTACCATTATAGTTTACTGTTCCATAGTTTCTTTCCATTTCAAAATCTCCCCTTTTTAATCTCGTTACCATTGTTATATACTTTTGGTAACAAACTTCCGATAAATAATTATTTATTGCCATCTACCATCAGATAATTGTTTACGATATTTACTATATTGTGAATCCCATCCAACCGATTCACCGTTAAACTGAATAATTTCTCCTGACTCTGCTCTACCGTATTTATAGGCAATATCAATAATGTCTGTTAAGTCTGTTTCAGCCGTGTAATATTGTCCCTTGCTGTTATCACTTGCCATCCAAAATTTAATCTCTCTCTTTTCCATTTTTAAAATCCTCACTTTCTTTTAATACTGATAAAACAATGTTCTGCTCAATCTTCTAAATACATATTACTTAATGTATTCCAGTCAGAAAAACTGTAATGTTTAATTTTAAACAAATCATCCCATCCTGTTTGTAAGTGTTTTCCTGCAACCGCAAACATTCTGCCAATAACGGTATAATATCTGCCATTAAATTTAATTAATCTTCTGTTTATCTGACCACTTAAAAGATTATCAGTTTCATTTACATCGACTCCACCCTTTATGATTTCTTCTATTATTTCTGCTGTTCCATATCTAATTTTTCTCATTTTGATTCCCTCTCTTTCCTTTAAAACAATCTTTTTAAGCTGTTATTTCTTCTGTAATCATTCCTATATATCCTTTATCTGTATAAGGATATATTTCATTAAACTTTTTATCGGCTTCTATAATATTTTCAGCTTCGACTATAATGTGTCCACTCTTTATAAATTTTGTCTTCGCTTCATCTTCAAAAATATTTGTTATTACTATAAATTTATTCATGATCTTCCTCCTTATCTACCAATGAAAGCAGTTTTTCATACTATATTACTTTGTTTTTGAGTATGCTTCGCCTAACTCAATTAATCTATCTTCTAATGCATTTAAAACTGCAAAGGGAACATTATTGCTATTCATAAATTGATTAATTGAGTCTTGATGTAATTGAATTAAATCTCTCAATTCTTCTTTCTGTTCTACTGATAATTTATTCACCTTTAACATTCTTTCTTTTAATCCACTATACATTTTAAATACCTCCTTTAAGATACCAAAATCTTACCATTTTGAAATTGTATTGTCAATACACTGTTAATGTTTTGCTATGTTTATTTTTTATTTTAGTTCGTAATGTTATGCCCGATATATTTTGTTTTTAGGATTCCGTTTTCCCAATATGGTTTTACAATGCCGATTATTTTATCAGACTCCCATACACAAGTTATATCTTTTGAAAAACTTAATTCATTGTTCTTGTCAGTATAAATATAATAGTTATAATTATATCTTAACGCTTGTTTTGTGGCATTCTTTAAAATACTATCAAACGATTCCAGACTTTCAATTTTGCGATTGTTACACATTGGTTTAACTCCTTTCTGTTATAGTTTCCTTTCTCCGTCTTCTTGCATACATGATATTATTCTACGGCCTTCTGCTAATTGATTTTGCCACTGTTCAACCTTTTTAATAATTGCTGGATGAACATTTTCAACATGGAAAATCAATTCAGCACATTGTACAGCATTCGCATTGAATAAATCAACTCCATTTATTTTAGTTACATATTTGCTCATAATCCTAATTCCTTTCTGTTAAGGCTGTTAATTAAACACCCATGAGGATTTAAAAAATCCCATAAAACGTATAAATGTCTCATGTCTATCTTTATTATAATAAAACATCCATATTCTAAAAGAATACAATATATTTCTTATTGTTGTTCTTTCATAATTTAAATAAAATAATGGACTCTGCCAGCCTATTGTTAACAGTGAATATTTTCTTGTTGCTGTACTATTAATAAAACGTATTTCTTTATGTTTCGATTTCAAAACTTCCATTTTTTACCTTCCTTTCAAACTACAATTTCATGCGGTCTTTCTTTTTATTAACTTTTCACTTGCCCATTTGCCATAACCAATTAAAAAAGTTAATGTCTTGCACATAGAATCATAATCTAGCTGTGTTTTGCCGTTCCTTAAATTGTTCAATGCTTCTAACGATTCAATGCTGTTATTAATACATTTATTTCTAGTGTCACCTTCAGCAAATTTGATTCCCGTTTTAATATCTGTAGCTTCCCAACCGTTCATTTCATAATCTTTACCGTCGATATTCATTGTTCTTTTTGAGTATGCTATTTGATTTACTTCATCAATATATCCATTACACAATTTAACTCCTTTTTCGTATACATTACCCATAAGTTTATAAAAATTATCTTTCTTCACTGTTATACCTCCTTTTATGCTTGCGCTCTATATAATGCCGCCGTGTAACTGTCATAAACATAATACCCTTTGTCTTTCATGGATAAATATTGTTCTTTTGTTATAGGTGTAATATATCCGCTTGGCTGTCCATAGCTGTCTGTAGGCAAATAATAGTATTCTTTTTTATTTTTGCTTGTTACTATTATTTTTTCTATTGGCTGTTGTTCTTTCTGTTCTGTGTTAAAATTCATTTCCAACGTTTCCGCTTCTAACTTTGTTATAAGATTATCTTCAACTAAAAGTTTTAAATATTTGCGGTATGCTGTCAATGATTTTTTGCGGTTTTCAATTATTTTATATCTATCTTGCATCATAATCAATTCTCCTTTATAGTTCTATTTTGCCAATCTCAAAATTAACATCGATTTTTGTTGTCGCATTGCTAATCGGATTTATACCAATGATTCTTTTACCTTCAAATCTTTCAAATTTAAAAGCCAATGCGTTACCATTCTTATTAATATAAAACCAATCGCCTTTTTTAAGCTGACTGAGAACATTTATTTTTTCTTCTAACTTCTTTGTTTGATCTACTTTTTCAACAATAGATTCAATTGATACTATAGGAATGTTATAGCCTACTCCTTCAATATTTCCGACAAATTTTTTCTGATTCAGTTTTACAAATTCTGCAATTTGACCGCTTTTTAACTTTACTTTATCGCCCGATTTTAATGTCATGGCAAGTTTTAATTGTTCATATGTCGGTTCACTACACATTTTAAAATCCTCCTTATTTTGTAATCAAATATACTAACATATCCTTACTTACTTTGTCATACACTCCGTTAATGTCATTCTTAACCGCATAAATCATCATTGATCTAATATGCGCTTGTGCATTTTTCTTTGTCTGTTCGCTTGCATTCTTGCTGTTCACAAAGTTTTCAATGTCATTGACTGTTATACTGGCAAAGTCTTTACTATTAAGTGATTCCAGAAATGGGCCGAGATTTACCTTATACTGTTGAAAACTAGTTACCTTTTCAAAACTGCTTTGGAATGCATCATAATATTTTTGATTGTCTTTTGAAAGGTTATAGTCTTTTATAGCAGATTTACCGGCATTCTCTGAAATAGTATACTTATAGGTAAAGTGTTTAATGTCAATGTTAAGGCTTGAAATGACATCTTTAAGCGTGTTTATTGTGGTCTGTACTGATTTATTCATTCCAAGTTTTTCGCATACCTCTGAATAGGTTTTGCTGTTCTTTACCGCTTCGAGAAATGTGTCGCTGTTAAACTCTCTGCGACCGATTTTAATAGTTGATTCCATTTTAATTTTCCTCCTTAATAATTATGGTTTCCAAAACATCTTCAAGTTTAAATATTTTAGGATATGTTTCTTTTTGTTCAACCTTATTCCATAATTGGCAAGTGGTTTTATACTCTTCTGGATTAGGGTGAAAAGCTTCTGGATTAACGCTATTACCGTTTTTTACCGCAATGCTAAGTATTTTATCAAGTAATTGTCTTTCCTGTTCTGTTACTTCAATTTTCATGATCTTATACCCTCCTTCAAAGGTAATGAAATGTTGTTTTCATATGGTCTGTTATGCTAACCATTCAATTTTTGAAACTTGCAAATCTTTTAAAGAATATTCTATTCTTTCTAATTCCTTTTGCATTTCTACAAGTTTGATATGATAAAATGCTTCTAGTTCAGTTTGAAAAAATTCCTCGTATAAATGAGGCTTTAATCCTTTTAACAGTTCTATTTCTCCCATATTTTTTATTGCCCAATCACTAAAATGTCCCTGTGATACTGCAAATTTACCATTAAATACTTTCTGTTCTTCTTCTGATAATTCGTAAATATGAAAGTTTTCATTTACCTGTTTAATATATTTCATTTTTTAATCCTCCTTAATAGGTTTAAAATGCTGATTTTAATGGCTCTATAATTCTTCTTTTGCTTCTGTCATGGCTGTAGATAAATAACTACTTAATTCTTTTGATCCGTCGAGTTTTGCTTTTTTTAAACTGTTAATAATTAAATTTAATTCACTTTCGTACAAGCAGATTCCACGATATACATTTTCTTTTTTCGTTTCTTTTTTAATAACCATGTTTTATCCCCCTTATTCTTAAATCAAACTGGTTTTTATTTCAACTTGTCTAATAAAACATTGAGTATTTTTGTTGTTTCCTCATTTTGAACAACTCCGATTTTCAATATCTTTCTGTTATACATTTCATGCGGTATATAGTTTCTGTTAATATATTCTTGTTGTTCTATCTTGATTTTTGTTGTAAATTGTAATACGTTAAGTAATTCTCTTAAAATCATTGTATTCGCTCCTAAAATGCAGTTAGATAAAATGAAATTGTTTTACCTTCTGGAATGAAAATTTTTTCTCTTATACCATCAACATTAGCAAGAATATAATTATTAGTAATTTTTATAGGTGAATAATACATCCCGTCAAAATAACAATATTCACTGTTTTGATCTGTAAAAATGCCCTTAAACTGTATTTTTGTGTATTTAATGTCAATTGCCTTTTCAATTAGCTTTATGCGTTTATTTACTTCCTGTAATGATGATATTTCATCAATTACAAGTGTTTTCTGTGATTCAATCTTTATTTTCATGCTGTTATAATCCTCCTTAAACCTTATGAATTGTTCATTTTATTTGCTCTGTTATATGACTACTTGATAACATGCTGATATGTTGATATATCAAAATAATGATAGTATTTATATGGTTTGCAAGCACCAAAAGCATTTTTGTGTCGTGTTACCGATATACAGTAACAATCGTGTTCTTCTCCGCAAACATCAGTAATTTTAAAAGTATCTTTTAATACTTTCATTTCTGATAATCTTTCACCGAAAAATTTTAGAGTATCTGCATCGAAAAAATGAGACTCTCCACCTTTATTGATTATTTTATCTTTCAATTCATAAAATTCCATTGTAAATACCTCCATATAATAATATTATTTATTCGCTGTAACAAAAGGATAAGGCTGTTATACCTTATCCCGCAATCTCCTGTAATTCATTGGCTAATTCGTATAAATCACCGTCAAATATTTTACTTAATTTGTCGGCTTGTTTCTGACATGATTTCCAAGTCTTTTCTGCTGTTCTGCTGTCTTCATCATAACCAAATTCAGAACAAAATTCTTCAAAAGAATAATCTCCGCTTATTGCATCAGATACAAAACAGTAAAAAGCATTTAATATATCATACTCTCTATTGAGAATCGGGTTATTTATACTTGCCCAAAATTCAAAAGTTATACTCTGCTTTGTTTCCGTGTTGGTTACTTTAACCATATGATTATTGAAATTGTCACTGTTACAATTCCATTTTTTGTTGCCTTTATAACTTGCCTTAATTTCAAACTGTTTAAATGTTGCCTTGTTTGTTTCCTGTTCTGTATGCTGTTCTTCATTGTATTTGTCAAAGATTGAAATGATTTCTGTTATGACTTCTTCGGGAATAGGTTCAACAAGCCAAGAATGACCATATTTATAGCCGTTATCCTCATACAAATTAACAGCTTTTAATGCTTCGCAAACTTTTGTGTAGTCATAATTATTTGTTTCATTCCGTCTCTTTAGCTTCAATAACTTTCATATCTGTTCCGCTATAAACAATCCAGTACATAATATGTACAGCTTCATGCTTTGCGTCATCTTCATCAATTGCGTCAACAGGAATAAAAACAGTATTGTTATTGAGTTTCATTTCAACCATATATTTTTTATTCATGGTTTTAACCTCCGTTCTGTTATTACCTTAATGTTATAACCAATTAAATGTACTGTCAATACTTTTTTAATTTTATTTCATTAACAACCTACGCAAAACATTTTTATGACCATTTTTGCATCTTCTGGCTTTACTTCCTGTTCTTTGCTCTTTACTTTAAAAGCAAATTTCAGAATGTTCCATGCTTCTTTTGTTTCCTTTTCTGATTCTGTTATAAACTTTACACGATTTAATATTTCCTGTGCTGACATTGGTTTAATCCTCCTTATTACGCTATTAATTTTTTATTTTGTTCTTGTTCATGCTGTTCTATTTCCTTGTTTGCTTCACTGATCGTGTCTGTACTGGCAATAAATTTGCCGTATAGAGTTATTATAAAATGTCCGTATTCCGGTTTGATTGTATATGTATTTATCATTCGTTTGTTGCCTCCTAAATATTATGAGAAATAATATCCAGATAGCAAACTAGACAATAGACAAATACAATAACCTCAAATATGCCTATCCCGTGTTGTAAATGATAAATAAAGCGATTTTTCATTCTCATTCACTCCTTTTTATTAATATGTTTTTGATTTTATTTACAAAATACTTTATAAACCGCATAACAGCCAATCTTTGACCTATCGTTATGCAGTCTAACAATATTCTATATCTAACCCTTTTTTGATTGATTAATCTTTGTATCGTCTTCTTGATACAACATTATTTTTATTTAGATAATAATAACCGTCTGCATGATATACAATTCTTTCTCCGTCTTTACCTAAACAGATATTTTTTAATTGAAAACCTAAACTAGTGTTAACATAGGCCGTTTTAATGATATGATACATTATGTTTTTACCTCCTTTTATGCGTTGTTATACCTTTCAAATACTGGTTTGATAGGCTCTGTTATTCTAATCTATCAGAGTCTTTCCATATCTTGTAAAGTTCATTATTAAATGACCATATATCAAAACTATTGTGTAAATCAAAGTTGAATTTTTCACTTTCCCATGTTCCCATAGCTTCAATTTTCGTTATAGTTTCAATATCATTTCTGTTAACTTCTATAATCTTTTTCATGATCTGTTAACCTCCTTTAATTTAATTCCATTAAAAATTGGTTTTATGCCGTCTTTCTAGTAAAATATAACATTGTATTATTACCGCCGTAACAAGTCGCTATTTTCTGTATAGGAATATTAAATTTCTTTGATATTCCTTCTTTATGCAGATATTCGGATAATGTTATATCAATGTTATTTTGTGAATCAAGATATAAAAAACCTATATCATCCATATGTTTTTTAATACCTTCAATATCACATTCAAACATACATTTTGGTATATAATTCATTTTATTTTTCCTCCTTAAAATCGGTTTAAAAACTGGTTTTCATAGGCTTTTGTTATACTCTTTTATGATTAATTTTTTGAATCACTTTCAAATTATAACCAACAATATTTTCAAGTTCATTAAATAAGCTTTTATATTCTTCTGGTTTTGCTTTCTGACAAGAGTAATAATAATCATAACCGGCTTCTGCATGCTGTCCTATATGCTCATAACATAATATATTACCTCTGTTTGCCGGTTCATATGGGAAAAATGCCGTAATTGTGTTATCTCTTTTGTCCTTCTTAAAAATGACTTCTGTTATTATTTTTCCTTTTTCCATTTCCTTTTTACCTCCTAAAATTTTACTTCCGAGCAAATGTTACATTTAACGGTTCTGTTATTTATTCCGCATAACGTTTTGTTTTGTCTGTTTCTCCATATACAATGGAATCATAAACACGGTTTAAAGCTTGATATTCTGGATTGTTATATAAATAATTGTCAATTTCATTCTGATAAATAAAACCGTGTTTTGTTTCTGCATCTTCACAAATTGCATTGATTTTATTTTCTAAATTTTGTGCTATTTCCTGTATGATTTTATGTTCTTCAAAGTCAGTCATATTATGGATATTAGGAAAAGATATTTCTTTTATTTCATGCGTTTCATGATTGGTCATTCTGAATTTACTTTCTCCTAAATATTCAACAATAGAATTTTGAAAATCTTCTTCTGAAAAAGTATATTCTTTCTTAAACCATGCCGATATTTTATTGATTAATTCTTGATTCATTTTTGTTAACCTCCTTTATTGGATATGAAATTATTGTTTGATTGGTTCGTTGTTATGCTTGCATCACTATAAAGTCACTCATTATAGTATAATTATCTGTGTATCTAATTTCACTCATATAAGCGTCTTCTGTCTTATATTTTGCCTTTTTATCAAGCGTATCAATAAATTGCTTACTTGCTTTTGATATGCAAGTGGCTTTAATTGTGGCTACTTTTGTTCCTCCCGATCTGTAAACGTTATATGTTTTTAGCATAGCTTTTTACCTCCTGTTATATGATTATTAGAGATATTAAAAACCTCTATAAAATGCGATATCGGTTTGATTATATCGCATTCTAACAGGTTTTTACAAGTCTATTCAATTTCAATTTTTACAGTGTTGATAATTTCATCGTCTTCAATGTTTGAAGTTCCTTTTGTGTCAAATACTACGATGATATTATCATTTATTTTTAAATCTGTTCTGTCTTTTAATAGCCAGCCGTTACCGTCCATTGTGGTTACTTCTACAATGTTATTTGTATTATCTGTTATTGTTCCGTTCATAAGGGCGATATTATCAGCCGGAATTGAGGTAGTAAGGAGAAAAGATACTAACAAGGCACTAATCATTTTTATTCCTTCTTTCTTTTTAATTTTAGGTTTAAAACCTCTATAAACGGCATTAATCAAGCTGTTAATCAATGCCGTTAAACAAGTTTTAAAATTTGTTTTCAATTTCCGCTACTGCCTTTTTGTATTCCGCTTTTGCTTTCAAATACGCTTCAATTTCCGTTTTTTCCGTGTCTGTTAATTCAATTTTTTGACCATCGCCATAAAAACAGTAGCTCCCAGCCTTGCCGTAAATTGTGCCGTTCCACTTTTTGCCGGCTAATTTTGCCGGTACTATTGGTTTTTGAATTTTAGTAATTTCCGCTTGTTTTGCGTCCTGTTTTTTAGCAATTTCCGCAAGGGCCGCCAGATCAACGGCTGTTATATGATTTGTGATTATTGCGTTGATATTTTTAACTTGATTAATCTCATTATCAAGGCTGTTAATGTCTGTTATTTTATACCAACATTTTTTTGATCTTGTCTCAAGGATGCCTAGAAATCCGGTCATTGGCTTATCTCCCCAAGAGTAACCAAGAGTCTTAATATCGTCTTTAGCTGGCATTGTATTACCGTCAAAGTGTAAAATTATTTTTTGTGAAAATGGCTCAACGTCGATGATTAGTGTCAATGGAGTCTCTACCTGTTTTTGTCTCTGCTCCTTTGCCCAGCATGACGGACACTGAGTATAATTTGATACTGCCCAAGATTCCCACGAATCAGCTTCACGGCGATTTTGTTTTATTGTAGATTTTTCAAACTTTGCACCACATTCGGTACAAGTGCAAATTACTGTTGCTTTTGCCATAATATTTTTACCTCCTTTTTAAATGTCCCATTCCATAAAATCGGTTAAAATTGTATCGCAACTTCCGTCAAAGACATTTACACCGTAATCAGACGCCTTGCACATAATATAGCCTGTCAAGATGTGATAATACTTGTAATAGTCTTTTTCGCTGTTTGTATATGCATTTGCTTTTTCGGCATTTCCGTATGTTTTAATGTCCTGTAATAACTGATTTTGGGCGTTGTTGATATGTCTTTTTAACTCTAGTGCTATATGATCATTTTTTAAGGCGTTGAGTAAGTTGTTCATGTTAATACCTCCATTATATAATTCAATTTGTTATAACCCTATAACGGCTTGTTATTGCCGTTATTCATCTTAATTTTCAAAGACTCGTCGGAGGGTCTTTATTCTGGCTGATAAATATGAAATGATTTTAATTTGTCGCTGATATCTTCCGCATATCCGTAAAGTACATCAGCGTCATTCATTGTAACGTCTTCTGTCTGAAGCAATTTATCAAGCGTACTTTCAAGTTCTTGACATTGTTTTAATAATTTTTCTAATTTGCGTTTTTCCATTTTAAATACCTCCTTAATGGTAATGAATTTGTTATTTGATTGGATATACTGCATCAAGTGCTTTTTCTGCTAATGTTGTTATGTGACTGTCATTACAATCATATTTATCATACCAGTCACAAATTTCTGAAGACTTATAAACGGCTCTTAAACAATCGTTAGCAAGTCTAATTTTAAAATTCTTATAATCTCCACTTGCTTTTAATTGTTCTGCATATGGTACAATTTTATCAGCTATTTTATTAAATCTGTTAATCGTTTCTTGTAATTCGTTTTGTAATTTCATTTTTTAACCCTCCATATTAAATATATTTGATTCCTGTCATACTTTCAAGCACTTAAATAGCACTACTTTGTTAAATAGTGCCGTGTTAAATGTTTGAGGCTGTTATATTGTTATTCAAAATTAAAATTGCCAATCGGGATATAAATTGTTCCATATCCGTTCATTTCTCCACTGGTTACAATATCACGCATTAACAAGTTACCAGTATATTCAGCCGTATCCATTGCAGACTGTTTATTTGCTCCGCTGTTAATTGCTAACAATGCTCCGAAAATGATATTGGTAATTACTTTCTTTTCCTGTTCTGTTGAGTCTCTTCTATTATCGTAGCTATTGCCGTTTACCCATGTTCTGACTTCAATTGTTTCCGCTTGTTTTTCAGCGTATTCTTTCAATTCTTTTTCGGAAAAATGCTTTCTTTCCATTATTAATATCCTCCTTATAATAGCCGTTTTAGGCTTAAAATTAACGGTTTGAGCAACTTTTTCTAATCGCTTAAAAGAGTACACTATTTTGTAATGTACTCATGCTAAACGGTTATGCTATTGGCTGTTATAACGTTTTATTTTGCTTTAATTTGACCTGCTGTAATGGATTTAAATCAATGTACCATATTTGCAACATATCGTCTGATTCACTATCATAGTAGTATTTTAATTCTGGCATTTTCTTTTCAATCCATAATTTTTCGATATTTTCGGGATTTAAAAATTCCGCTTCATCTGATCCTTCCTCAAATATCCAGCATGATATCTGTTCTAACTCTGTTAAAATATCAAGTTGTTCCATGATATCAAGCTTTCCGCAGATACTATCAATTGTAGATGATTCTATACGTTTCATTTTGTTATACCTCCATACATATTATAATATCATTTTATACTATCGTTTCAAGGCTTAAAATTAAGGTTTAAGCCCTTAAACAATAGCACTAAACCAAGGATAAGTTATTACTTGCAGTCAACAGTTATGTACTCATAGTTGATAAAATCGCGAATCACTGGCAGATATCTATTTGATATTACTATCAGATATTGCCGTTTAGTGATTCCCTGTATATAGCGTTTTCATGGTTAATCCTTATTTTATGGCTATTGCATTAATATGTATTTGTTTTTGATTTTATGTAATACTTTTTAATCCTTCCAATCCTGACATCTACAATTAATCCCTTTACCCATTTAGGCAACAGTATCATAGATATTTGTCATCGCATACCCTCTTATAGACTCCTTTGATACCAGTCTTCCCTATTCCGCACGCTTCACAGCGTTCAATTGCTAAATTACATCTATAAACTATCAGATACTCAACTATTACAATATAGTGTTAATCTTTGTATCCTTTTATATGCTTTACTTCATATTCTAGTAACTAACTTTTGACTCTAGGCTTATTCGTTATTACTCATTCACATATACACCTATCATATATATGTTACTCATTCTCTAGCTATCGTAATACCCGGATAAGTTGCGTTAATCCCAAAATATAAGCAATATCTAATCATATAAATTGATGTTGATTTTATGTAATTTTCAATGTTCTGTTTATGGATTTTCACCAATGGGAGACTTGGAAAACCTTACTCCTTTTTCGCCATCTTATCCCCATGCTATATCGGAGACTTGATTCTAACGGATAAATATGTAGTTGTTTAGGCTGATTGCCTTGCTACCGGAATCGGTATATGGTCAGAATGACCGTTTTGTTTAGGCTATGCCTAATTTTATCATTGTCAATATGTATTTGCAATACTTTTCATCAAAAATACACGTTTTATTTATAATTTTATTTGATATAATGATAAAAATTAATTATCTGATAGAGTAAATAATATATATAGTATATTTTTGATTATTATTTGATTTCAGTATACTATATGTTGTATGATTATTTTGATTGATATTCATGTATTTATTTTAGTACAAAATACATGATTGTACTGGATTGTATTTTGTAAACTATTAATGGGATAATAGTAGACAATTGCAGTTTTGTACCAATATTTTAGAGTATTAATAATCTGCATAGGCTGAATACATTGCAATATAAGGGATTCAATGCCATTTTAATTCTAACGGGCTTTTATGACATAGGTGGATAGGTAATACCTTTGTAAATAAAATCGCTTAAATCGAATGTTTTAGGCATTGTGATTCGTATTTTATTTATGATTTTATCTGGAAATGATTGATTATGCGTGATAATTGCAACATTATTAACTATTGATTAGTGTACGAATATTGATATTGCAATGGTTTGATGAATTAAATGTATAGAATATGTATGGTGTGAATAGATATAAATGTATATTGATTATAGAATATAGTACAATTCTTTAGTGTATGAAAGTATAGTAATATAGTAGGAATAGTATTGATTATATCATAGCATATTGGTATGGATTAATGTATAGTAAAACAGTATGAATTAATATTCTCTTTTGTATGCACAATTCAATATAATTTATATCATAGTTATTTGATATGATTTAATTCATAGTATAATAGTAGGATATAGGTTGTATCTCGGAGTTGCTGATCGAGTATTTATATCATAGTAAATTAGTATGATTAATATTAATTTAATTCATAGTATTTTGATATGAATAGTATAATATAACTATACTTTATGCCTTATTTGTAATTTATTTCCTACTATTCCTAGTAGTTTAGTATGATATAAGTCTTCACCGCTTGGGTCCATGTTACCCGCGACCTAAAAACACGAACAATCATTGAAATATCAACGTTTTCATTCGTAATGGTATGAAGTTCCTAGTAATTACCAATACTTACAATGATTATGCTATTCCTTATGCTATTAGTATGCCCAAAAATGATTCAATTATGTATCAATCTCTTATCTTCCACATAACTTATATTATGCGGAACGTTTCAAGCATTGATTTTACTGCATACCCGGCGTACTTTACAAATCCATGACAATTTTTTACAGGGAATATCTTCCTATCACTTCCATCCACACACTAGACTTAAAATTTCATTATTACATTAATTTTATAAAATCTTTTATAAAAATCACGAACATTATTTTATAAAACTCTCTCAAAATTCATATTTTTCTTTCGTACCCTGTTTCGTAAAAACCCACTCATTCCAACTTCCCCGTAGGTTTACAATTTTCAAATTTTACATTTACATTATCTACTACTACCATATAAAATGCTATTACTTATTGATATTCCAACGTTCCCAAACCATTATTAATACTCATTCACGACACCACTTTTTAACTAATAATATTTTTCTTAAAATCTCTTATAATCGTTTAAATTTCAATATATTCTAATAAATCTTCGATATTTTACCGATAACACATTATTTTCCTACTTCCTATAAGACAGATCAAAGACAATAAAAAATAGAGATATTTCTATCTCTATTAATTCTTATTTAAGATTTTAAATTTTTAATATCCTCATTTACTTTATTTAAACTCAATTTTATTTCTTCTGAATTATCTTTTAATTGTTGCGCGTGGATTAAATTTTTTTGTTTTTTCAATTCAATAATCTTCAAACCATTATTTATATATTTAAAGATAATATGTTCTTCTTCGTTCTTTGGATTGGATGTATTCAATATTTTATAATATCTCTTTTTAGGAATACCTCTTACAGTCATATTGATTAATTTCAAATCAGATAATCTTTTAATTGCAGTTGTCTGTGCACCTTCTTGTAATCCACATGAAAGTTCTAGATCATTAATAGTACAAGAAAACTCTTCATATTGTTTATTTGAATTAGTTTGATACCAATGCCATTTATTTATTAATTCACAATAGATTATTGTTTCATTTAATCCCAATGAATGAATTAATGGTTTTTTCAACATAATATACCCACCAGTTTCAAAATCTATATCTAATAAAATATCTCTAATGTATTCTGCATTAAATTCTTCATGTTTTATATATTTTCCATCATGATCCTGAATGTTATAAATAACTTTTTCTAACATTTCTATATGATTTTTATCGATAATATTTTGATTGAATATACCTTTTCTGCCTTCCAGCATTTCATACAAAGTATATTCAATATTATATCCACTATTAATACTGTCATATTCTTTTATGTATTTATCTTCATATACTAATAAAATTAAATGATTTAAAGAATGTCTAAAATTATTTTTGAGTTCTTCTATTATTTCAAAATCAAAGTTTTCTTCTCCATATTCATTCCAATCATCCTGCAATTTATATGAATGATGATTACTACTGTTTAAATCGTTTTTATGCTCTTGCCATCTTCTCTCAATATTTAAACTTTCTCCTATGTAAACTTTATTATTGATGTTATTCGTAATTTTATAAATTCCTTGCATCTATATTCTCCTTATTTGTTTTTAATTTTACTTCATTAGTCTTCATCCTTATAAAACTCCTTCTCTTGTTTATACTGTAACTCATTCAGTTTTTCTTTCAACTTCTTATTTTCTTCTTCAAGACCTTTAATCTTTTCATTATTATTGATCTTCTGTTTTATACTTCTTTTTTTATTACTTACAATCTTATCAGTATGTATAAGCCCTTGTACTTTAACTACATTTTTTAATTGTTCATTAAAACCTTTTTCATCATCATATAAACCTATAAAAGTAGCACAGTAATGATGCTGTGGTGTTAAATAATCATTATTAAATCTAATCAAATGCAAATCATCTTGAAGGATTCTATTATATCTTTTAATAGTTCTGGAATCACTAACAAGAGATTTAATTTTGATCTGTGGTAAATATCCAAATTTATTATCTGTATTACATACTCTCATACAGGCCACAAAGTATCTAACAAAATCATATTTACTTACATTGGTAGATTGTAAATATTCAAATATTTTATTCATTTCCAAATCATAAATTTTAAAGTAACCATCTTCAGGAGGACTAGGCAATTCTATGTAAAACGAAGTATCTTTACTTTTTATAATATTATCAATTATAATATTCTCATTAATACCATTACCTGAAAGATCATATATACTAGTCACATATTCTTTTTTCATAAGATTAGCAATAATATCTTTAATATCATTAAAAATCTTTTTATTATTATGATAATTTATATTCATAATATCTAAAAGTATCTGTATATTACATAAAGATATATTTTTATATTGTTGATAATTTCTATACAATAGAATCAATATTGTTAACTCATCATTGGCAATATCTAAATCATCATAAATGCTATTAGGTAACTTAATATAATATTCTTTGAAATTTAAATTCATAATTTATTTCCTTTCATTTTATGTAAGAGAATCCCACTCATAATGCGGTAGCATTATATAGTACTCTTTATATACTTATTTATATCTTTATTTATATTTTTATTCTTTATTCTTATTTTACTCTTTATTCTCTGTGATGTTTACCCCAAAACAGGGGGTATATTCTTGGACTGCATACCCCATTTTGCGTACAAATTCTAAGACTGCCCCTACCATTTTGAGTACAAATTCTAAATCACCTTGCTTTTTGTACGCATTTTGGTGTAGGCAGTAAATCGTATTTAAAATCTCTGTGATTATTGCCATATGTAGCTTTGAGGCGTATTAATTCATTAAGACTCTTTTCAAAATTATAGGTTTTCTCAAATACATAAGATATTGTGTTGTCATCTTGTATGTATTTATAGTATCGAAAACCTAAATAAGACAATGCTTCAGCTAGATATTTCTTCTTTACGGTATAGAATTCATTTTCTGTTTTATTTTAATTGGTTCATCCATTCTATTCTTCTCCCTTCTAAACACTATAAGACTAAGGCATAGTCACCAACTACACCTGTTTGACATACTCCCCATGCTTAAAGGCAGGAGATTCCGGTATCTACAAGATTAGCCTACAAGCGCAGGTCTTATGATCTCTACTCCTAGAGTCGATGCCCCGACTCTTTCTATATTTAGTGCCGCATTATAATCTCTATCATGTATTGTATTGCAACATTCACAAGTCCATTCTCTGTCTGATAATGTGAGTTTTTCATTAATTGTTCCACATACATGACACGTTTTACTTGAAGGATAAAATCTAGGAATTTCAATTACTTGAGACCCATTTTTAGTGCATTGGTGTTTCAAGATATTGACAAAACTGCTATGACTTAAATCAGATATTTTCTTTCCCCATAATCTCTGCATTGCTTTGATATTCAAGTTTTCAATACATATTACCGCATATTCTACTGATAATTGCGATGCTAGTTTAAAATGAAAATCTCTTCTCTGATCGGCAATTTTCTTATGTGTTTTTGCCAATTCACGCTTCGCTCTCTTATAATTATTTGATCCTTTCTTTTTCTTCGATAGTTTTCTATTTAACTTTTTTATTTTATTTTGACTATGTTTGAAAAATTCTGGTGATTTTATATCATTGTTATCTGATGCTTTCAAAAATGTCTTTAGTCCAAAATCATACCCGACAATTTTACCTGTTCTTGGTATAACTTCGTTCATTTCTTTTTTACATACTATAATAATATAAATATCTCCCAAAACATCTCTTTTGATTGTTATAGTTTTTACAGTTCCTTCAATTTCTCTTGATTTTGAATACTTATATATTTGTTTGCCAATTTGTATCTTATTCCCATCAAGTAGTCTATATCCGGTTTGAGTTAAAGTATAAGACTTATATTTCTTTACTTTCTTAAATGAAGGAGGTGCTGATTTAATACCATGCTTTTGATTACGAAAAAATAACTTATATGCCTTGTCAATACGCTCCACTATATTTTGTATAGTCTGTGAATTTAACTCATTCCAATAAACATATTTTCTTAATTTCTTTAATTTAGTTATATGCTTTTTAAGCTGATAATAATTGAGACTTTTACCATATAATCTATAATACCGTTTATGTAAGGCAATACAATGATTATAAATACGAGCAGATATATTAATTTGTTTGTGTATATTTTTATTCTTTTTGTTTTTATATAGTTTGAATTTATAAGAAACCATACTACCTTACACCTCCTTCATATGTCCTTTTGATTTTTCTATGTCAAGTATTTTGTGCCTTATATTCCCATAGCTGAAGCTAGGGGTTTACGGCACGTTCGGCTAAAGGCATAATCCTAAATTATACCTGTCTAATCTTAATATACTCTTCTCGAAATCGTTTGTCAACATTTATTTTAAATTATTTTTAATTTTATTTAATCTTATTCAAAATTTACAACCCCTTTTAAAATCTCACAATTAAATAGCACTACTTCTTTCCCAAGTGGATACCCAATACCATTTTCACTAAAAACTCTCTGTGTATTTAAAACAAATTGTCATACAGGGTTCTAAACACCACTACTATACCCTGTTGTTTTTAGCTTATTATAAAAACGTTATCTGAGACAGATTTAAGCGAGTTTTATCTAATCATTGACCACTTATACCAAATCTGTCAGAAAAACGAAATTAGATGTCATTTCGTCGTTATTTCTCTTTAAAACAGGGTATAAGAATTATACTAGTATACCTGCCTTATTATTATTTTCTATTATCCATTATATATTTCATTCTACGAATAACATCACTGCCACATTCGCTAATTAATTCTATCAATTCTTCTTTTGTCATATCTTTAAAAATATCTACTCCAATAGTTTCACCAAGCATATAACTACCCTGTGAACAATAATTCTGGCTACTATCCAAATAAATTCTACTGGTTATATCAATATGGTCATGTTGCATATGATCTTTTGTTTTGACCAAATCACCAGTGGCTTTATATACAGCTAACCCTGAAGCCTTTTTAATACTGTGGATAACAACTTTCTTTCCGTTCTTTTCTTGTAGTCCATATTCTTTTCTAAACTCGTCAAAGGTCTTTTCAATTGTCTTGTCAGAAATATTAAATATTTTCTTAGAACCTTCTTCACAAACAGTAATTAATTTTTCATAGAATTCATCTGTAATAGATTTTTCTACATATTTGCCTTTTTCTTTATATTTTATTACCCAAGCATTTTTCCCAGAATTATAATCATAATTTTTAGTAATCATGTCTTTGGTCAACATAAATGGCATTTCTTTTCTACAGCCAACGACAAACAAGAATTCAAATATCATACTTTGAACATTGCCTTTATATTTACATTTAGCGAACTCCAGAAGCAATTCAACTTCATCTGTAGTTAATATTGCATAACTATTATCTTTTGAGTCAAGAGGTTCAAAATCAAGAACATCTAAGCTTACATTATTATTATGCCTATGCAGAGACTCCCATAATTTTTTAATTGCAAACAATTTCTGATTACAGGTATTCTCTTGATTTCCTTTTGCAAGTTCATGTTCCTGATATTCTTCTACCTTTGTATATGTGATTTGTAAAATATCATTCCAAGTAATATCCTCTAATCTTTTACCAACTGTGAACCGGAAGAATTCATTATAATATCTTCCATATGCATCATAGGTATTATCAGATTTTCTTTTTTTCTTTTCCATAAAGAGATGAATCACATTATATGCATCATTGACACCTATTATTTGAACATTATTTAATGCTAAATTCCCGTTTGTATTCATTTTTCTTTTCTCCTTTTTATATTATATATTCGGCATAATTAATTTATATCACATATTATATCCAGAGTCAAGATAAAATTAAAAATAATTTAAAAATATTTGTTGACAATCGTTTTCGAATGGAGTATATTGATATTAGAACAGAAATATGAAAGGGGCGTAATGTTATTGGGGGTGTAATTTAGAAAATATTGAAAAATATTAATAGATAAAAACAAAAATAAAATACATATTATAATGAAAGGAAAAACACAATTAATGAACAAAGAATTTAATGGGAAATTAGAAATAAAACATGATAGGTATATACTACAGAACGGAGACTATGAATATGACCTATCCGATATATGTAAAAAATCTTATGTTTACATAGAAATTAATAGTAATGATAATGAAGATATATATTTAGGAGATTATAAAGTTTTTTATGAAACTCCAGATGGATATAAAATCGCTTCATGGTCTTTACAAGATGAAGATATAGACAAGTTCTTATTCAATCATATTGGTGAATACATGAGTGTCACTATCAAAGCGGAAAGATTGGAGAGTGACAAGTAACATGTGTACAATGGCTAGAGATAATTGCAAAATATGTTTATATCATTCTTGTCTAGGATGTAATAAGGGATTTAGTAAATATAGTAAAGACTGTATGTTTGAAGGGGAATATAGTGAAGATCAATGGGGTACATTTGATGAAGAAGAATTTTATTATAAAGAACAGGGCGTTGATAAAGTAGAAGATGATGATGTTGAGAATGATGATGATGGATTAAATGAAATACAAAAGAGATTGAGAAATGAATACTAGGAGGACAAATGGCATTAAATAAACAGGTACATATTTATTCGATAGATACTAGTGCTTTTTACAATGATGATGAAATAAAGATACATAAACGGATGTCCAAAAATCATTTATTTAAAAACACCTTAAAAAAGAAAAAAAAGAAAACATTAAATGAAATTAAAAAAGAAACCCGCAAAGATATTCGAGAAAAATTAAATAAAAGATTAAGTAAGATAGAACTATATATAAAAAATTGTTCTGAAAGATTAAAGAATCAAAAGGAGAAATTATATTTAGAGTTTAAAAAAAATGATGATACTAAAAATGTTAGGTGTTTAAATAATGAGTATTTGAATAACAAGAACATAATCTCAGTGTTTGATTCTTCCCTTACTAGAACTTTGGAAATAAACGAAAATACACTATCTCTTAATTTTATGGTAGTACAAACTTATTTCTTTGAAGTGATTGAAGATATTATATTAGATGGATTCATGTATAATAATGAAAAATATATTTGTCTTACAGCAAGCGCAGGACAAATTAGAACTAAAAAAACAGTATTTATAAGAGAAAATTCATTAATTGAATATCAAAATACTTTAATGTGTGGTTTAACAATTGAAGAAATAAATGAACTTGGTGGAGTTAATATTAATAAATATTTAGCATACTTGGCTCTTTGTAATTCTGCTACAGATGCTTGGGGTGAATTTAATATTAATAAAACTATTGTAGTTGATGATATGGAAACAGTTGTTAATGGGTTAGTAGATTTTATTGATGATAAGACTTATTCTATTGAACGAAAATATATGGATATTCAGATTAATCATACTGATGGTTGTGGTATGATACTTCCAAAAATAAGTGATAAAAGTTTTATGGTTCGTCTTCCTTGGGTTAAAGGTTTATTAGTATCATTTGCTTTTGATAATTTTATTATAGAAAATAAATTGAATGGTAAAATAATTGATATTTATGGAGTTGAACATGATGTAATTACTGAAGGTATTGAAATCATATTTACTAAGAGTCAGTTCAAGATGTATAAATATTATAAGTCTTGGAGTGATTATAAAGAAAGATACATAAAATATAATTGTCAAGCTGGTATTTGTAACGAAGAAGATGATGATTTTAATAATGTAAAAATGGGATATCAAATGATTCAGACATTGACTGATATGACAGATTTAGAATTAAAAGATTTATCTAAAACCACAATACATAATATAAAAACCGTTGGTAATGATCGTAAGACAATGTTAAGGGTTTTAGGTGTTACATTAGCAAATATAAGTAAAAACTACTATCAGCAAGCATTAGAAATCTACCCAGAACTTTTAAATGATACATATAGTAAAGAAATATTAAAACAAGTTAAAAAAAGTATTGTTAAAGATGGTCGTTCTGGTAAATTAAACGTAAATGGTGCATATACTTTTATCTGTCCAGATTTATATGCATTTTGTGAATATTTATTTATGGATAATAACAATCCAGATGGATTACTTAAAGATGGTGAAGTATTCTGTAGTTTATTTAAACAATATAATAAGTTGGATTGTTTGAGAAGCCCCCACCTTTATCTTGAACACGCTATTCGTAAAAATATAATTGACGAGAAAAAAGATAAATGGTTTATAACAAATGGTTTATATACCAGTTGTCATGACATAATTAGTAAAATATTAATGTTTGATGTAGATGGTGATAAAAGTTTAGTTTGTGTTGAAAAAACATTGATTTCTGTTGCAGAAAGAAATATGAAAGATATAGTTCCTCTTTATTATAATATGGCAAAAGCGGAGGCAATGGAAATTAATAATGCAACAATATTTAGTGGATTAAAACTGGCATATACAGGGGGGAATATAGGGCAAGTTAGTAATAATATATCTAAAATTTGGAACAGTGGTAATGTAAATTTAGATGCTATTAAACTACTTTGTATGGAAAATAATTTTACAATTGATTATGCAAAGACATTATATAAACCCCAAAGACCAACAGAAATTGATGCTCTAATTAAATCGTACACTAAACTAAAAGTTCCACATTTCTTTATTTATGCTAAAAATAAAAAAATAGAGAATGTTGAAAAGATAAATAAGAGTGTGGTAAACAGATTAGAAAAAATAATTCCTAATCCAATTATTAATTTTAAAGCAGTTGGGCTTAATAATTTTGATTACAGATTATTATTGAGCGATCCAGATGAAATTATTGAGTTGGATAATGACATTGTAGAAAAGTATAGAGAACTAGATTTAAAAAAACATTTTATGATGAATTTATCTAAAAATGACGAAAAAAATAATAATATTACGCATCAGTATCAAATGATTAAAGAACAAATTTTAGAAATTGATTCGGATTTTCGATATGTTGTTAATGTATTGGTTGAATATCTTTATATGCATAAGAAATCAAATTATAAGACAACACTTTGGGAATGTTTTGGTGATGTGCTTGTTGAGAATTTAAAAAACAATATTAAAAATAAGACAATTTATTGTGAGTGTTGTGGAGATATAATTGAACAAACTGGCAATAGGAAAAAATATTGTGACGACTGTTGGAAAGAAAAAGAAAAGGAAATAAAAAGACAGACATGGCATAGAAACAAGGAAAAATATAAAAACTAGAAGTTTAGAAAAAATACGATATTTGTTGAAATTCCAATGGTTTAGAAATTTATAATTTTATTAAATTTTACTCAATCGTTGGAATTTCAATACTTTTAATTTTCTGTTCGAGAGTCTCTAAGGGAAACATACTAATTTACAAATATAAGAGTTATGCAAACCTTTCTTTAAGGGCGTATTAATTTGCGCCCTATTTGATTTATAATTTAATATCCTTATACAATTTAACTCAGCAAAAATACATACAGTAAAGGATTATGATATGAGTAAGAAAAAAGATAAGATAAAAATCTCTTTTTTGGGAAATTCCAGCAATGATGTTACTGGTAGTTTATATCTTATTTCAACACCAAATAAAAACATTTTGTTGGAATGCGGTATGGTTCAAGGTTTATCTATTATGGATGACTGGAAAGAGAATGCTAAATCATTTCCATTTAAACCTAAAAATATAGACTATTTGTTTATTAATCATGCTCACATTGACCATTTTGGGAATACAGGAAAATTAGTACGAGATGGATTTGAAGGAAGAATCATTACAACAGAAATAACTAAAGCATTAATGAAACCTATGGGGTTAGATTCCGCTAATATAATTCGAAAAGATGCAGAGTATCTTTCAAAGAAACGTGGAAAGCAGATATATCCCTTTTATACAGAAGACGATGTTTACAATATGCTCAATATGATTGACACATATGGTTTTGATGAAATTTACGAACTTGATGATGAAATTAGTTTCCGTTTTTTACATAATTCACATATAATTGGTGCTTGCCAGCTAGAACTATTTATTAAAAATGAAAGTGGTAGAGTTGACAAAATTTTGTATACAAGTGATCTGGGGAAAATTAAGTCTCAGAATTATTATGTTGATGAATTTGAAAAATGTAAAAATGCTAATCTTGTAATCAGCGAGTGTACATATGGAGCAACAGATAAAAATATAAAATTTGATAGAAATAAAGATTTAGAGAAATTAAAAACAACTATTGAACAGGTTTGTAATGTTCAAAAGGGGCGTTTACTTATACCCGTATTTTCTTTAAGCCGTTGCCAACAAATTATGACTGATTTATATATGATGTATAAAGACGATCCTAGTTTTAATACAAAAATTATCGTAGATAGTCCTTTAATATGGGAAATCAACAAGGTTTATAAATCGGTATTGCAAGGTGACGATTTAAAATTATTTGAAGATGTTTGTAACTGGGAGAATATTAAATTTATTAAAGATTACAATGAAAGTAAATTATGTGTGGCAGACACTTCAAGTAAAATTATTTTGTCAAGTTCTGGCTTTTTAAACAAGGGAAGAGTCACAGAATATGCTAAGTCAATTATAAAATCATCTAAGGATCATATTATATTTGTTGGCTATACTCCGGTTGATAGTTTAGGTGGCAAAATTAAAAATGGACAAAAATCAGTAACAATTGATGGTATTTCAATAAAAAATAGATGTACTTCTAGTTCATTAAATTCGTATTCATCTCATATTCAGCAAAAGGAATTATTAAATTATTTAAAAGGGATATCTGCGGATAAGATTATTTTAGTTCACGGGAATATGGATGGGAAGATTGAATTTAAAAATTTACTAGAAGAAGAACTTAGTAAAATAAATAGAACAACGAGAGTGGTCGTGGGATCAAAAGGAATGACTACTACTTTATAAGAATTATAGAAGAATACAAGGAGGTACTATGGTTGAATTAAACCGTTTAGAAAATGAGAGTAGACTACATTTTATATGGCGTGTATTCAAATATCAAAAAGATAGTGACAAATTAACTAATGAACAGGCTGGTGAAATTTGCAGAAAAGAATTAAATGAACCATATGATGAAAGTGCATATCGTAAAGTTTATCAAAGTTGGGAGAATATGTGGCTAGAAGTTAAAGATGAATATATAAGTGAAGAAGCTTTACTTGAAAGGTTATCTCAAATTGATGATCGAGAAGATGAATTATATAAAACGAAGGTTAAGACTGCTGATAAATTAAGGGAATATCGAAAAACACTTAGAGATGAAGCTAGAATTGAAAATATTATGGATGTTATAAGTGAAGTTGCTCTTGATCTACCAGAATTTAAATATGAACAAAAAGAGATAAAATTAAATGGAGAAGCAAATGCAATAATAGAAATTGGTGATTGGCACTATGGTAAGATTTCTGATAATTTTTGGAATAAATTTAATACCCAAATTGCAAAAGAAAGAGTAGATAAACTTATATTTGATACAATTAAATATTGTGAAATAATGAATGTCGGTACTTTATATATTGCAAATTTAGGAGATTTAATTGAAGGTGCTATCCATGTTTCGTGTAGAGTAATGTCTGAAGAAGATTCCATAGAACAAATAATGCATGCTTCCGAATTGCTTGCTTATTTTATTAATGAATTACATAGTTTTGGTTTAAATATTAAGTATGTTAGTGTATCAGATAATCACTCAAGATTAAATAAAAATTATAAAGAACATATTGAAAAAGAGAATTTTGGTAAGATTATAGATTGGTATTTACAAGCAAGATTGACTAATTTAAGTAATTTTGAGTTTATTGAAAATATTATTGATGAAAGTATAGCATATTTTGAAGTGAACGGGAAAAATGTTTTTTCAATTCATGGACATCTTGACAATCCCCATTCTGTAGTACAAGATTTAACGCTTTCTACAGGTATGATTGCGGATATAGTGCTTATGGGCCATTATCACAATAAAGTAGAGAAATCATTTCATTTTTCAAAAGTATTTGTTAATGGATCGCTCTGTGGGACAGACGAATATGCAAAAACCAGAAGATTATTTAGCAAAGCATCACAGACATTAATAGTGTTTGATAATGAAAATATAGTAAATTTTGAAATTGTTTTAAACTAAAATTAAAAATAATTGAAAGGATAGCAATGGACATAAGAACGTTTACATTTCACGAATGTATATCTAAAGTTATAATTACGAAAAATGCTGATCCGAAAGTTACTAAAGAGTTTGGGAAAGCAATAAACAAAATAAAATAACGCAAAACCAATTAGAAAGGCATAAGCGTGTACATATGGTTAAAGATTTTGATGTGGACACATTATATGATGACGATATAAAAAGTTTGGCGCAACTTAACCTTCCAGACCCTTCTACTTTAGACTATTATAATCGTTTAGCACATAGAGAAATATTTTGGAATGCTGAAATTGATGAATCATTGATTGAAATATCAATGTTAATTCTTAAATGGAATCGTGAAGATAAAAATGTAGAAATTGAAAATCGAATTCCAATTAAGATTTATATTAATAGTGATGGTGGATGTGTGAATAGCGTTTTTAATTTTATCAATATAATTCAATTATCAAAAACTCCTGTTTATACAATTGGAATGGGTAAATGTTATTCTAGTGGTGGATTACTACTTATGGCTGGTCATAAACGATTAATATTTGAAGACACTGCTTGTTTAGTACATGACGGTTCAACGGGGGCATTTGGTACAACTGGTAAGGTTATAGATAGTCTTGAGTTTACACAAAAAATCGAAGATAGAATTAAAAAATATATATTAAAAAATACAAAAATCACTTCTAAATTATATGATAAAAATTATAGAAGAGATTGGTGGTTATCTGCCGAAGAAATTGTTGAAATGGGTATTGCAGATAAAATAATAACCGACTTAGATGAAATATTATAAGAATTGAAAGGGTTTATGATGAAAGACGAATATATAGAATGCGATTGTTTAAATTGTGATAATGATGAGTGCGAAACTAAATATGAAATTATGGAAGCTATTGAAGTAGTTGAAGATATCGTAGAATCAATGGATTGTCATTGCTTGAGTTGCATTAAGAATGCAGTAATGAAAGCGTACTTAGACGGAAAAGAACAGGGTTATACGGATGCTATGTTTGAGATTCGTGAGCATGTTAATGACAGTTTAGGGATTGATGACGAAGATTAGATTCAAATACTAAATTCATTGGATTTTGAGCAGATTAAGCCCACATGAATAGTGTGGGTTTTATTGTACTCAAAGAGTATAAATTTATTGGCTTTAAATATTGAATGTGTTAGCCAATCACATTTTAGGAGGAAAATTATGATGTATAATTCAAAGCTGGTCGTTTCTTTAAAAACAAAAGATGGGAAAATAATTCGTGAACATGGTGAGATAGTTAATCTCCCATTCGGGATGGAATATTCGCTCATGATTAAGAATTTAGAAGCACGTAAAGCAAAAGTAAAAATTGAAATTGATGGAACAGACGTACTTGATGGAAATTCTATTTTAGTTAATCCAAATCAAACTCTTGAATTAGAAGGATTTATGAAAGGGAATAAAGCCGTTAATTCTTTCAAATTTATTGAAAAGACTGAAGAAATATCTGAATTTCGTGGTGATAGAATTGACGATGGAATAATCAAGGTCGAGTTCGTTTTTGAAAAAATGAAACCCATAACACAGCCAATTACTTATACAAATTATCCGTCATATACTTGGTATTCCGGGGCATATGGATTAAGAGGAATGGATATTGGTTCTTCTGGTTCTTCTGGTGGTTGTGGTGGTAATGTAACAAAATCTTTATCTGCTACTGCCGGAGATTGGGTAGCAATGGAAAATTCATGTACTGTTTCTGCAAGTTGTTGTAGTGTAGATTCTTATGGAAGTACGGATGGTATAACAGTCAAGGGACAAGAAGTTTTACAAGATTTTAAATATGGGTATATAGGCGAATTAGAAGAACAGTCTCACGTAATTTGTTTGAAACTGCAAGGATATAAAGACAATAATGAAAAGGTAGAACAAATTATAACGGTAAAAGATAAATTGCAATGTAAAACATGCGGTAAGTTCTGCAAATCAAATGCAAAATTTTGTGATAGGTGTGGAACCTATTTAGAATAATAAAAGTTAAAAATTAAAATTAAAAATTTATTTCTATTTTTGGATAGATATAGTCCACAAGAGTTATTATTTAAGTTATTTTATTTACTCTCTTGTGGGCTTTGTTGTGTTCGAGATGGAACATGGTGTTAAAGAAGCTGTTTAATTTGAATTTTAACCACCTTCTTTTTGTTGGAGTATAGGATATAAGGAGTTTTAGAATATGGTCTATTTTCTGACTAATGCAGAAAGGAAATATATAAAAATAGGTTATACCAAACATTATTTAGATATAAATAAGAGGATACGTCAGCTTTCTACAGGTTCAAGTTCAAAATTATATCTTTGTGGTTATATTTTGGATGGCACAAAAGATTTGGAGAAAGAGTGCCACAAAATGTTCAAAAGAGTCAATCTTGAATGGTTTGATGTGACTGATGGTAGACTTATAGACTATATAAATAAAAATAATGATCATCCTGTTTATGTTGATATAGTAGATGGTCAAATTATGGTATATGAGAAAATTGAAATGATTAAAGGGTAAGGAGTTTTTAGCTCCTTTTTTAATCGGAATAGAAGGAGGGGTTGAGAATGCTTAAAGTTGGTAAAACAGTTAAACCTAAAACAGCAAAATCTAAAACTACTAGTAATAAGCAATTAACTTGCGCGGCATGTGGAGAACCTAAAAATGAAGGAGAATATTATGTAAGTTATAACTCAGTTCATTCTACTGGACGTATTCCATATTGCAAGCTATGTTTAAAAAAAATGATAAGTGATGATAACGGAATAATTGACATAAATAAGTTAAAAGAAACCTTAAGATTAATCGGAAAGCCATTTTTATATGATTTGTGGCAAACATCTGTGGATGACAATGACGATACTTTTGGAGTTTATATGAAAAACCTTGCCCTAAAACATAATAGATATTTAGATTGGAAAGATTCAATATTTAAACCTTCTGATGATATAGAAAAAATAGAAGATGAATCTATTAAAGATATAAGTTTTAAAGTTACTAATGAAATTATTAATAAATGGGGCGAAGGGTATAAGTCTGAAGAATATAGAGCATTCGAAAGGAAATATGAATTTTTAAAGAATAATTATCCTGAAAAGACATCATTACATACTGAGGCGTTATTAAATTATATCCGGTATCGTTGTAAGGAAGAATTGGCAACTGCAAAGGGTGATGTAAAAGAAGCTAAAGAATGGTCGTCTATAGCGGCAAAAGCCGCTACTGATGCAAAAATTAACCCTTCTCAATTATCAGCCGCTGACTTACAGGGTGGATTAAACAGTTTTAGTGAAATATCTTTAATGTGTGAACAAGCTGTAGATATTATAAAAGTTTTGCCAGAATTTAAATACAGACCTGTTGATGCCGCAGATTTTATAATGTGGTGTTATCTTAATTATGAGCGCGATGCACAAGGATTACCAATGGTGGAATATCGTGATGTTTGGCAGTTTTACGATAAAAGGAAAAAAGAATATATTGATCAATATGGTGATCCTTATGGAATTTTTACCGACGATCCTACAGAAAAAAATAGACCGAATATAGAAAAATTTATAATATTGCCAAAAGATGAAATAAGTGAATCAAATGAGTAGTTATAAAAATTTTCAATCAGATAATAAAAAAAATACTGCCAATAGAAGTGATGTGAATAACCCAGAATTTAATCCAACAGTTTCTGCTTTAGGTGAAACAGAAAAAGAAAATTTTAACAGAAGTCTTAATAATTACATAAGATTTGTAAGTTGGGCGCGTTGGTATCCCGATTTATTTCTAGATTTAATTAAACCAAAAACTGGTGGTATTACATTGGATTTAGATCAACGAATATTTTTACGTTCCTTATTACGTTTTGTTAGTACTTATGGAGTGTTTCCGCGTGGATATGGAAAAACGTTTATTGAAGCATTAGGAATGTTTATTGTTAGTATATTTTTTCCTAATGTAGAATTGGCATTAACTGCACAAACCAAACAAAATGCCGCTGAACTTCTGAAAGCAAAATATAATGAAATAATTAAATATTATCCTATATTAAAGAATGAAATAATGGGCAATCCCAAATTTTCAAAAGACGATGCAGAAGTCAATTTTATGAATAATGGGAGAATTGATATCCTTGCTAATTCAAAATCAAGTTTAGGACAAAGAAGAAAAAGAATAAATGTTGAAGAATCAAATATTGTTGATAAAGATTTATTTGATAATGTTATAACTCCAATAGTAGAAGTTCCTAGACTTACATGTGGTAAATTAGCTATTCGTGACCCAGAAGAATTAAATCAACAAATTAATTATTTTACAACTACTGGATTTCGTGGTTCAGACGAACACATTAGAACAATTCAAATGTGTAAAAATATGATTAATCTTACTGGAGATATAGTATTGGGGAGTAATTGGCTTCTTCCTTGTTGGTATGGAAGAGGATCAAGTAAATCTCAAATATTTGAAAAAAAGAAAAAGATGTCTCCTATTGCATTTGCTCAAAATTATGAAGAAAAATGGGTAGGTAATGTTGATGGTGCATTAGTTAGTATTAACAAGGTTTTAAAATTAAGGAATTTATCAGAGCCTAAAAATAAAGGTGATAGTAAATATGAATATGTGTTGGGTGTTGACGTGGCACGTTCACAAAATACTGCTAATAATCAATCTTCTGTAGCGGTTTTTGAAATACATAGAAATTCAAATCATAAAATTATTGAATTGCCATTAGTTAATTTATATACAATTTCTAATGCTAAAAATTTTACAACTCAATCATTAGAAATTAAGAGAATCAAAAATAAATTTGGCGCAAAGATGGTAATTTGTGATAGTAATGGTTTGGGTGTCGGATTAATTGATGCTTTAATGAAAGAAACTTTTGATCCAGATACAGGAGAAAATCTAGGTTGTTGGGATACAATTAATACTGATGCGGAACCGGAAATATCTGGTGCAGAAAGGTGTATTTATGATTTAAAACCACAATCAGCACAGAGCAATATTATTGTAAATTTCATTGATGTAGTAGAAAGCGGTAAAATGAGACTGCTTGAGAAACATAATGATATAGATTATGAATTTGATGATAGGGAAAATTATGTTGAAAATATTTTACCTTTTATTCAAACAGACTTCCTAATTGAAGAAATATCAAATTTACAGTTAAAAACATTGCCTAAAGGTGGAATAACAATAGAAAGAGTTAATACTAAATATAATAAAGACCGTTTTTCAGCAGTTGCTTACGGTGCTTGGTATATTATTAATTTTGAAGATAACTATGTAGATGATAGTGGACAAAGTGATCTAGAATTTCTTGCACAATTTGCAATGTTTTAATTTAAATAAAGTTATAAATAAAATAATATATATTATTATTGAAAGGAGGTAAGTTCTATTGTCTCAAAAGAGCAGTCGTTATAAAAATACTAATAAAAATATAAATACTAAAAATATTAGTTCTAATATTCAAAATGAAGAATTGTCACAAGATGAATTATATGATGTTCTTGAATTTGCAAGGAGAGTATATAGTGGCAATATAACACCAAATGTATATACACCTGAACTTACCAATGCAAGGATGAAGGATTTAAATTTAAACCCTTTGTCTGCAACTGAAACAAATATAGAAACGGCATTAAAAGACCCTAAAAATAATGAAAGACAATTAATTGGTTACAGTGAATTCTTTTATTTAACATCTATGATTTATAAAAGAATGCTTGGATACATAGCACAAATGCCTTCTTTTGATTATACAGTTACTTGTATTAATGCAAAGAAAGAAGATTATAAATCTGAGAAATATCAAAAAGATATGGATGCGGTTTATGGTTTCCTAGACAAGTTTGATGTTAAAAAAGAATTCAAACAAATTATGGATCAACTACTTTTAAATGAGACTTATTATGGCGTTTTAAGAGATGAGTCAACAGATAAATTTGCATTTCAACAGCTTCCAAATGATTATTGTAAATTAACTGGTAGATGTGAATATTCTTTGTTATTTGACTTTAATATGATTTACTTTTTTAGTCAGGTTGGAGTGGATTTAAGATCATTTCCAAGGATTTTTACAGAATATTATAATAGAGTACTTGATATGAAGAATAATGGTTATTTACCTTCTAGTACTTTAGATAAAAGAACTGGTGAATGGGTCTATTGGGTTCAAACAAGTCCTGAAGATGGCATGTTCGCATTTAAATTTAATATTGGGAATGTAACATCTATACCGTATTTTGCACCGTTGTTTTCTGATGTGGTGCTTGCTCCATTAATGAGAAATTTGCAAAAAAATGTTAATATCCTCAAGGCACAAAAAATATTAGTAGGTTTGATTCCTTTATTAAAAGACCCTAAAAGTGGAAGTGTAAAAGATGCAGTTGCTATTGAAGCAACGACATTAGGTAACTTTTTAGGACTTTTAAAAGCAGGACTTCATGAAAGCGTGAAGGTCGGCGGCGTTCCTTTCTCTGATCTAAAAGAAATAGATTTTGATACAACTAACACAAACATTATGGATGATTATACAAAGACTACCTCTGCAATGTCTGGAATAAATAGCAGATTAATATTTGCAAATGATAAAATGTCTAATGCTGAAACGCAAGCTTCTATTGATGTTGATGAATATTTGACTCTTCATATTTACAATCAATTTAATCAGTGTATGGATTTTCAGATTAATAAGTTAACTGAGAATTTTAAATTTAAGTTTAAATTTCAAGGAACTGAATTTAAATCAAATAGGCAATTTAGACTTGATAATGCAATTAAACTTGCTGAACATGGGGTTGTTTTATATCAACAAATTGCCGCCAGCATTGGGATTGAACCTCATGATTTTATTCGTCAATTAGAAGAAGGACAGGCGATGGGATTTGTAGATTTATTAACGCCTATGATTAGTATGTATCAAACTAATGGTAATGAATCAATAGATAAAGGTGGAAGAGAACGAAAATCTGATAATGAATTAACTGATTCAGGTTCCGCGACTCGTGATAACGGTTCTAATTTAGGTCGAGGTGGAAAAATATGATAGAACGAAAATCGTTGATTAAGGTAGGTGAGAATATTTGGCAAATAGTTTAATAAATGAGAAAGTAGAGAACAGTTTAAATTTGATAATTAAAGAATTTTTCTGGGGTAATAGATTATTGGATCGTATAATGACGAATCTTGTAATTATGTTTGTAATGCCTAAAACAGAATCAACACTTCATATTCCTCTGGCTCATAAATACCCATTATTTTCAGATGAATTAGGCGGATATATGGAAAGAAGAAATTGTTTAGTTGGGTATTTAGATACTCCCGCCGATATGACTGTGTATAATACCCCATTAGAAGCATTTCAGAAATATTTAGATTATCAGGTAGAATTAGAAGACTTGATTCAAGAAGCGATGAATGTAGCTATAGATGAAGGTGATATAATGACAAAAAAGTTTCTTAATAACCTTTTATTAGAAGTTGGTGTTTATACTAATCAGGCTTTATTATTAGTTGATAAGGCTGGAATGTATGGTAATGATAAGTTTGCTTGGATGATGATGGATGAACATGCAGAAAGTTTATTACTTCCAGAATTACAAGGATGATGATTAAATTATGAAGTTGAAAAGTAAATATATGAAATGTTTTAATCAAAAAAAATATGAAGAACTCCTTTCTTGTGGATATAAGTTTTTATATGAACAGAATGGAGTTTATTATTTTGAAAACAATGAACATTTAACAAGAAAATTCAGTGGTGAAGATGTTTTGGAAGGTACTAAAACCTCAACCTATATTGGATTATAAAAATTAGAGAAAGGAGGTTTGTGCTTTTGAAAGAAGTTATAAATTTTGAATCCGAACTTTTTAATCTTTCTAAAATCAATCCATTAGTTACTAGATATAAGCTTTTTATAGCATATCCAGATGAACCAGCAAACAATTATATTTTTAGTAAAGAAGTTTTAACTAATTTATCTCCAACAATTCGTGGTTGCCCTGTAGTAGCAGGATTTATGAATGGTGAAGATGGTAGTCTTCTTGGGGGACATGAAGGAGATTACGCCATTAACCAAAGTAATAGATTAAAACCTACTCCAACTCCTATTCCTGTTGGTTTTTGTGCTTATGATATTGATCCTTGGTTTGAATTGTATCAAAAAAGAGAATATTTAACAACATTTATCTATATCTGGGACGGTAGATTTCCTGAACTCGAAAATTTGTCTGAGAGAAAGATATTTCAATCAATGGAAGTTGCTGTGGATGATAAACAAGAAGGAAGTTATAAAATAGTACAAGAAGCATGGGCAATTGGACTGTGTTTACTTGAAAATGTAGACCCCGCTTTTAAAAATTCTCATATAGAGTTGTTTTCTAAATCTGATAATAAAATTCAAGTTGAAACAGATAAATTAAAAAATGAATTTGAGCATTTTACAGATAAATATGCTGATTTGGATTTTTCTATTCCTAAAAAGGTTAAAACCAATGTTCAATTAGGTTTGGATTTACATAGTGAATATGGTCATGGTGGAACTACCGTTGCAATATCTCTTGCTAGGTATTTGATTAAAAATACTAATATTGTCCCTGAAAAAATCAGGAAAATTTCAAGTTATTTTTCCAGACATACAGGAGAAGATTTAGGAGAAGAAGATTCTAATAAATATATTTCTTGGCAACTTTATGGTGGAGATGAAGGATATAAATGGTCTACTAAAATAGTTGATGAAATGAATAAAATTGATGAAACAAAACTCTCATATATGAGTTTAAATAAAGAAGGTGAGATTTTGATTAAGAAGTTTTCTGTAGACGAAGACAAACTTGGAAAATCATCTGCAATTGATATTAAAAATGATAAAGAGAGTTCTGCCGCTGGTGAATGGTCAGACCCCGGAGCCACTTTATTAAATAAGTTATTAGAAGCAAGCAATCATACGTCATTAGTTGATGAAGCTTATTTAGTGATTGATGGAAGTAATTCTGATAATTTATCTACTGATGATGTACATTATCCACATCATGTAATAAAAGATGAAGATTTGGTAGTTCATTATCGTGGAGTGCAAGCCGCTTTAAGTAGAGCAAGATCACAAGGATTAACTGGTGAACCAATTTCACATTTAAAGAGACATTATAAAGAACTTGGCTTGAATATGGATAATTTTGCAGAATTCGATTTAACCGAGGAAGATTATAATTATATGTTTGCAGATGAAAAAGAAAAGGAGGAAGGTGACAAGGTGAGTATAGAATTTAGTTTAAATTCAGATCAGGTAAGAGAAATTTTAAGAAATGCATTGTCTGAATATAAATATACGTGTGGAGATTATGAATACAATAAATTTTATGTTGAAACTTATGATGATACTTATGTTTATGTTTATGACTGTGAAGATGGAAAATGTTACGGGATTACATATCAATTAGAAGATATGATTGCTACGATTGACATTGAAAGTAAAAAATTGGTTATTGGTGGTGGCTTTGAATTCGTTGATGAAAATAAAGGTGAAGGAGCCGAAATGTCTTCTAATGCTAACGTAGACAATGGTGCAATGGAAGCTCTTAATGAAAATGCCGCAGAACAAAATAAAAAATTAGCGGATGAACAATTGGAAGTTGATGATAAAGACAAGGTTATTGCGGGACTCCAAGAAGAAATGTCTAAAATGAAAGACGATATGGATGTTTATATGAAAGAAAATGAAGAATTGAAAACATATAAAGCCGATATTGAAGAGCAAAATAAAAATTTTGAAGTAGAAGCTACTTTGAAAGAAGTTATGAGTGTTTTACCAGAAGAAGAAGTTGAAGCTTGCAGAACGTCAGCAAAAGAATTCTCATTAGAAAACATTGGTGGTTGGAAGAATGAAGTTCAGGCAAAGGCTTTTAAATTTTCTAAGGGTATCCCCGATAAAGAACCATTTGTAAGAATGCCTTTTGTAGAAAATAAACCGAAAACTGAAAAGAAAGGTTTATGGGATTAATTATAAATATAAATAAGGAGGAAATTTCATGGCAATTAGTGATGTTATTAAGGCTAAACTTAATAAAATGAATAGAGCCGCGCAAGATGCAGAATTGGGAACATTGATTCAGGGATTTCAAGTAATGACCCCTAATTCAACATCTGGAACTATATTAACAAAAACATATTTTGCACCCGCCGTTTCTGCCGCAGTTAGTGGTATTTCTTATCATAAGTTATTTGCCGTTGGTGATGTGACTGGAACTACAGCTTATGGTTTTGGTGATCCAACTAAACCAACTACTGGTATTATGGGATGCTTCGGGCGAACTGCTATTGCAACTGCCGCAGTTACAGATACAGCCGCAGATTTTAGAGTAATTAATAAACTTGTAAATACAGGGGCAAATAATCTTCAGGGAGCTTATATTAAGGCTAAGAATTATTCTACGGGTACTGTCGGGGGAGATTTAGTAGGTGCGTTTATTGAAACAGTTAATGATGGTACTGTAACTGGTAAAACAATTGGATTAAAACTTGGCAAAGATACGGGTGCTATAAATGCGGATATTCAGTTTACAAGTGGTGCTTATTTTGTTGCTTTAACTACTGCAATAACAGCAAATTCAACAACCACTACTGCACCGGCTGGAAGCATTGGGGTTACTACTAATGCAACAGGCGTTGGAAAATTATTTATGTCAGATGGTAGCAAGTGGCAATATGCTTCGGTTTCGGCATAAGTTGGAGGACATAAATGAATATTGATTCATTGAATGAAAGGAAACAAACTCTTGAAGAACAACTAGAACAAGCTATGGCAAATGTAAATGCTATTATGGGTGCAATTCAAGAAGTTGATTATTGGATAAATCAAATTAAAAATTAAAATGAAAAAGAATAATTAAATGGAGGTATAAAACATGTCAAATCATGCGATTTTAGTTCAAGATTCTGTACAGGCGATGAACATTGATGCTTATAATAGAAAAGCAAAAGGTTCTGCCGATATCGATAACGGTAATGTATTTTATTTAGCCGCAAAAACAGGTACTGCTGGTGAAGGTGAAGTTTGGAGTGCAACACAGCCAGCTACTGGAAGTGGATTGTTATTTTCTTTACATTATATTGGTACATCTTATGTGTCTATTGCTGATGGTTCAGTAGGAACACAAAGAGCTACGGCATATCAATTTGAAGTGGTAAATAATGATACTGGTATGTGGATGGCTTATAGTCCTGAAATTGTTACTGTTGTAACTGCATCTGGTAAAATATATAAGGGAATTGATCCCGATCCCAGAGATTTCACGAATGTTTCTGGTGAGGTATTTGACGCTTTTAAGCCGCAGGTTGGTGATCTTATTACAATGACCGCTGATGGTATTACTGGTAGTAAAACAACTGGAGATTATGCTGTTGCAACTAATGGTCAATATGCTCTTGCGTGGGCTTCTGCCGCTAATAGCTAAAATTAATTAACTAAAATTATAAATATTGTAAAAATTATTAAGGAGGAAATAAATTCATGATTACAAGAATTCCGAACAATGTAGTAGCCTTTGCGGGTGAAAAAATTGACATATATAAGCAGTTTAAAGACTACTTTAATCACTATCATGATAAGAATGGTAGCAGAAAGGGATTGTATAGCGAAACTAATAGTGAAGGTAAAATCGTTTCCCTTTCTGATAAAGAAGAGAGAATCAATAAGGCTGTAATGGAAGAGATAGCTAGAATGGCTAATTTACCTACAGTTGAAGGTATCGCCCCAGAAGTATTGGCTACTCATCCGTCTTATGCATGGGCTACTTTTGCAGTAATTGGTGCGATGGTTGATACAATTCTGCCTGATGCATTGATTGACTCTATTGGACTTTATACTGATGTTAGAGTTGCTGGATATGGTAATTCTCTTTCATTTGATATTAAACCAAGAGACTTATTTGTAGTTTCTAAGGGTTCTAAGAATAAGAGATATGGAGAAGTACATAAGCAGTTTAATGGTCAGGTTACGCTTGCTCCAGAATTTCATGATATTACGGTTCAGGTTTCACTTTATAATGTTCTTGCAGGAAAAGAAAATCTGGCTGAATTCGCAATGAAAGCGGCGAAATCTCTTGAAGCACAGATGACTATTGATGCATTCACTGCATTCAATACTGCTATGGGTGCACTTGACAATGCTGGTGATGATGCTCTTAGATTTTCTGGATATTCTCAATCTACTCTTGTTGAACTTGCTCAGAAAGTAACGGCTTGGAATGGTGGTAATAAGGCGGTTATCGTAGGAACGCAATTGGCGGCTCAGAATGTATTACCTGAAGATGCAAACTACAGATATGAAATTGATAGCGAATTTGTAAAGATTGGTTATATTAAGACTGCGTTTAATTACGATGTTATGGTTTTACCGCAGGTTGCTGATTATAGAACACCGTTTAAGCTTGCGCTGGATGATACTAAACTTTATGTATTATCTCCATCTGCTAATAAAATTATTAAGATGGGTCTTGGTGGAGCAACTATTTCTATTACTAATGGTGTGTATGACAATGCCAATCTTTCTCAGAACACTACAATGAAGAAAGAATGGGCAACTGCTGTAGCCACAAACGCTGTCGCGGGTGTAATTGAACTTTCGTAATAAAAATATAAAGAGAAGGGTAATCCCCTTCTCTTTATTATAAAATTTAGAAAATAAAGAATAAAAGGAGAATAAATAAAAATGGCCGGAAGACCTAAAGGTAGTGGTGCTACATCAAAGAGTGCAACACCAAAAAATAATGAATCTGATATAAAAAAAGAAAATGAACAATTAAAAAAAGAATTAGATGAAATTAAAAAGATGTTAGCAGGACTTACTCAAAATAAATCTGAAAAAGTAGAGGTTAAGAGTGAAGCTAATTACATAATTGAAGATAATGAAGTTGAAATTAAACAGAATAAATATATTAAAGTAATGTCTCTTACTTTTGGTAAGTTGGTTTTATCAACTGAAGGTAAAGGCAGAGGGAAAATATTTGTTTTTAACAAGTTTGGAGAAGTTAAGAATATTATTTATTCCGATTTGGCGAATTTAATTCATCATCAACAGACATTTGCCGAAGCAGGAAAGTTTTATATTTTTGATAAAAATGTAGTGAGAAATCACGGGTTAGATGAATACTATGCAAAATTTTTAACCAAAGAAATTATAGAAAATATACTCAATTATAATAGAGATGAAATTATAAATCTTTTCAATCATACTACCACATCTCAACAAGAAACAATAGTTAATATTTTAATTAAGAAAATTGTTGAAGGTGAAGATGTTGATATAGCAAAAGTAGACATAATTTCAAGACTTTCAGACACAAATATTTATGATATTGCAAGGGATAAAATTCAAGAAAAAGAATTATTAAAAGAATAGTGAGGTGAAAATATGACAACCTCATTCGATGAGATATATGATTTAGCATTAGTAAGTTTTAGAGATTATAAGCTTGATCAACTTTATGATATTTCAGAAAGTGATTTTAAGAATGTGCTTCAAGGATATCTTTTTAAGGCAATTCCTAAATTTACTAATTGTAAAAAAGATTTGGAAGATATAAATACAACAACTAAACAATTTAATTCAATATTAACTTTGACTGAACAGGTTATTTTATCTGATTGTACTGTAATTGAATGGATGACACCTAAAATATTAGATATTACACAAATGGAATTGCATTTGAATGATACCGATTACAAACATTATTCTGAACAACAGAATTTAAAAGGTAAACAAGATGCCCAAAATGTTTTAAGAGAGAAAATAAATCAAGATATGGTAAATTATGGATTAAAGAATATTCCTTGGTCGGAGTGGGCAGGAGGGAATTTCTTTGGAACATAAAGAATTACTTATTAAATATTATAAAAGACTAATAAATAACATCTATAAATGTTTGCCGATTTTTGAAGGGGTAAAATATAAGACTAAAGAAATTATATATCTTCCTGAAGAAGCTTATAAAAACTATCAAATTCATTTGGGTAATTTATTAGTTGAAATATATGGTAATTGTCAACTTTTCTTTTGTTCAGATAACTCTATTAAGCTCACCAGTATAATGAAAGGCATGATTACAGAAACAGAACATACAAGTATAAAGCGTTTGACGATGGAATGTATTAATCTTTGTAAGAAAATTATAAAAGAGATTGAAGAGAAGGAGTGAATACTATGTCTTTACCAATTTATGAATCGTGGAAAAAAGTAGCAGTAACTCCTTCTGAATATTGGAAAGAAAGTTTACAAGCATTAAGTAATAATACTTTTGAAAATGCCAGTGATGTTTTTACTGTACAAGAAGAACAAACCTTTGGTGCATTAGATTGGTCATCTGATTTAACTGTTAGAATTACTCATGTATTTTCAGATAGACAAACCGGAGAAAAATTAGGTGATGATTTTAGAAATTTAATATTTCCTGATTTAACACGCACATGTGTTTTAGGGCAAAGGTATTCATTTGATAGTAATTATTGGATTACAACTAATACAGATAAATATAAGTATCCTACAATTTCAGCAGTTATCCGCAGATGTAACAATGTATTAAAAAATTATGATTCCGATGGTGTATTACATACTGAGCCTTGCATTATTGACTATACGGTTAGAAGTGTTGATTTTGATTTTAATCAAAATATTATTATTCCTGATGGACATACGACAATAATCATTCAAGGGAATGATTGGACTAAGACTTTTAAATTAAATCAAAGATTTATGTTTGGTGGTCAGGCATGGAAATGTACTTACTTGAACAATTATCAGAGAACAAGCACTCTTGATGAAGATAGTGTAAATATTATTCGTATGGTTTTAATGAAAGATTCAATAGATACAGCTAACGATAATGTAACAGAAAATATTCCAAATGAAAATCAGTACGTATATACAATTTCTATTGATCAAACTGATTTTGAAGGAAATGTTGATGATACTGGTACAATTACGGCAAGTATTTTTCTGAATGGGGAATTGGTGGACAAAGATATTACATTTACCAGTTCTGATACTGATATTGCAACGATTAATTCTACCAGCGGAGCTTATACTTTGATTGCCGAGGGTGATGTGACATTTACCGCTACTATGACTGATAATAGTTTAATTAGTGATTCCGTAAATGTTACAGTAACCGCAAGTGTAGTAGATACATATCAGGTTATTATTAGTCCAAGTGTGAATGAAATATATTTTGACGAATCCCAGAGTTATTCATGTTATTTATATAAAAATAATGAACAACAGAGTGGCAGTGTAAGTGTAAGTGCTTCTGGAATTTCAACTACTTATTATACACTGACGATTGTAGACGGAAATCATTTTACAATAACCAATCTAAAGGCTTATAGTGCTGGAAAGTTAACCTTGACCTGTACGTTGAGTAGCTATTCAAGTACTTTAGAAATCAGCTTAAAAGGTGCATTTTAATGGAATTTTATAAAGGAGGTAATGTAGTTTGGGATATTTTAAAGAGTTAAATCAAAATATAAATGTTATTCTTAAATTGATTTTTAAAAATCAAGATTTATTAAAATATTTAAAATATGGAGATGAACTTCCTCTTAGCAATCCAGACATAATATCTCCTAGAAGTTTAATAAATGAAAATATATTTTTAACACCAAAAACCCCAGATGCCATAACAGAACAATGCTCTATTCTTAATATATATTTTATTTCTAGCAAACCTTATAGAAAGAACAGTGGTTTTCGAGAATTGTATTTATGTTTTGATATTATGTGTCATTTGGATATTTGGATGTTAGATGATAGTAAAATAAGACCTTATTGCATTTGTGAAGAAATTGATACCATGTTTAACAACCAACAAATTTCCGAGTTATCACTTAACAGGGTTTATTTTGAGAATGATGTGATAGTAAAATACTCTGATTATTTTTATGGTTATAGATTAACTTATAAATTATCAAGTGATTCAAATGTGGGGTGTCGAGAGTGATAGATGAATTAATGCTGTTAAAGGGACATGATTATAAATTAAAAAATAAGGTCACTATTAAACATCCTACTTTGCAGGAGATATATGATTTTGGTGAAGAAGAGTATTATAAAATTGTTCATATTTTTACCTGTCAACCCTACGAATATATGGTTTATTTGGATGATGTGGGAATTGATTATGAAACTATTGATGCTTACGATTTATTTATTATGCTCTATAATTCTGGGATGTACTTAAATGGATTGAAATGGTTAATGGATATTGATGATTTTATTTTGAGTCAGTATGTTAAAAATGGAATGGTTTGTCTCTTTTCTAAAAAAAAAGATTTTGTTTTGGATAAATTTATCTATTATCAAATTTCTGAATATTTACAAAAAATTAATTTTGTTAATATCAAGAGTCAATATAATCCAGCTAACAGTATTACTAAAAAGAAAATTATTGAACAAGAACGGAAAAAGCTGAAAAGACAAAAAAATAAAGAATTTAAATCAATATTAAAAAGTAAAATTTCAGCATTGGTATGGGGGAATACATCCGGTATTTCTTTGAAAAATGTTTGGGATTTATATATATATCAAATGTATGATGGTTTATATAGATTAAATAAAATAAAAAATTATAACAATGTAATGAACGGCTATTATTTCGGTACGGTTGATATTAAAAAAGTCAATATGGATGAAATAAATTGGCTGTCAGAAATTTAATAACATAAGGAGGAAGATATATGTCTATTGATACTTCAAAATTTGCCCTGCAAGCTGTATTTGAAGTTAAGGTTTTTGACCTTGATACAGGTGTTTGTTTAGCATTGCTTGATGATTTAAAGGAAACAACTTGGGAAAATAATGGTGAGGTTGTTTATGCACAGGGTGGCAGAGGTAATCCTAAAATTATAGGGTTTGGACATTCTAAAACGTCTACATTGAGTACCCAAAATGCAGTAATTATAGCTGGAGCATTAGCTATACAAACTGGTACAGATATGGAAACAGTAACTAGTTCTACAGCAGTTACTTTTACAGATATCTTAACTGTGACCGATGATGCGGCTACTACTACTTTTACAGCTACGGGAACAACCGGAGCTGAAATTGGTTTCGCATATGTTCTCAATGATGATGGAACATTAGGCACGATGTATACCCAAGCGGCGACAGTGGCAACTGGTAAATTTACATATACCACTGGAACTAAGAAAATTACGTTTAATACTGATGAAGTTACAGACTCAACAAAAATTATTGTATTTTATAAGCCTACACTTGCATCTGGATTACATATTGTAAATGAAACTGATGCATTTGCTAAGAATGTTAAAATTATTGCAGATGGTTTATTTAGAGATACTTGTAGTAGTGTAGATTATGCTGGACAGCTAATTTTTGATAAAGCAAAAACACAAGAAGGGTATACTTTTACTTTAACTGCAAGTGGCGATCCTGCTGTTCAAGATTTGAAGTTTGAAGCACTTAAATCTTGTACTGCTAATAAATTGTGGGATTTGTATATTTACAGCGAAGATGATTTGTCATAAAAATAAAAATAAATAGGGTTTAAAAGCCCTATTTCATCCTATTTTTATTATAAAGATGGGATGGGAAAGGGCTTTTTATGGGTATTAAATTATATTGTAAAATATGCGGCAAGGAATTAAAATCTTGTATGTCTTGTTATGAAAGTGGGTTGCTTTATTGGAAAAATATTGCTTGTTGCAAAGAACATTTTATTGAGTATATAAACAAGGAAAGTGAAAGGAGAAGATTAGAAAAATGAAAGACTTACATAGTTATGGTATGAAATATTCTATCAGAATGAAGTCCTTCGAAGGGGATTCTATTCACGATATTAAGGATTTTTATATCAATGATGCGGAAGACAATAAATTTATTTCTGATTTAAATGATTTAGATTTTAATCTTTTAGATGCACAATATTTTATTATAACTGGATTTGTTTTTAAAGATATAATTGAAAAATTATGTAAAGAACAATATGATCTTGGATATAAACAAGGACAGAAAGAAAAAATTAAAAAGGTTCAAGAAAATGAACCATCTAATAATGAGTAGGTAGTTTTTATACTACCTACTTAACTTATGTTGAAATTTCAACGCCAAATCTTTAAACTTTTTAATCTTAGATTTTTTATAATCTTAACACAATCTTTTAGCCACACGGCGAAATTTCAACAATAAACAAAATACAAAATAATATCAATTGGAAGTTTTAACAGATTCTTAATAAAAATAAACGTTAGAATTTCAACATTTTCGAAAATGAATTTTAAGGGAAAATCCCTTTTAAATAAAAAGAAATAACGAAATAACGAAAAGAGGTAATTTTTATGATGACAATGAGTGATCGTTGGGTCTTTCAAAATGAAGCTACAACGACAGCAGATGGAGAAGCATTATTTTCTGGTAGATGGGATCAAGTAACTATATATATTACTGGAACTGCTACAAGTAGCACAGTAGTATTTGAAGGTTCTGACAAGGATGGAAATTGGTACAGTTTACCAGCTTTTAAAATGCCAGATTATACTTTAGCATCACAAACTACAGAACTTGATGAAGCATGGGTAATAGATTTATCTAAATGGTATTCTGTTAGAGCGAGAATTGATTCAATTTCAGGTGGTTACATAACTATTGTTGGAAAAGTGGTGAACTCTAATGGTTAATCAAGATATTATAGGATTAGCAGTAAATGCTCTTAGAAATGCAAATGTCGATCCTTCCAATTATTTATATGTAGCTAAATCTGGAAGCGATTTAACGGGCGATGGGAGTGCAGGAAAACCATATTTAACAGTTCAAAATGCTATTGATAATGCAAGTTCTGGTACAACACTGTTTATTTATCCCGGCACATATACAGAAAATTTAACTTTAAAAGCTGGTGTGAATTTAACTACTTCAGCTAAATATAATACATATATTGTTGGTACAGTTACGGCAGATTTTACAGGTACAATTTTTGCGGAAAAAATTATATTTAAAAGTGCTACTGGTACAGTTCTTGATTTTAAAGGAACGGGAGTTCAAAATTTTCAATGTGCAATGTGTAATTTTGAATCTACTGGCACAAATGCAAATAGTGCAATTAATTGGACTAATAGTAATGCAAGTAGTAAAATATCGCTTAGTGATGGTGTTGTAACAGCTTATAGCTCTGCTTCAGGTGCAAGAGCATTTACAAGTTCTTCAATTGCCGCAGGAAGTTTAATTGCAAGCAATACTACATTCCAAGTATTAGATAATTTGGATAATATATGTATCAATCTTGCGGGTTCACTTGTATTTACACATACATTAGATGCTATTAATGGACAGGTTGTTACAGCAAATACTGCAAGATTTTTAATTACGTTGGTTAGTTTAACTACAAATACAGTACCTGTATTAGTTCATAACTCAACAAATACTACTTCTAGTGTGGCATCGAGTGTTGTTGTAACAACTACGGCAAGTCCAGTTATAACAGGAATAGGAGCTTTTGCTCATGTTGCTATTATGTATGGAGGAACTGGTGCAGGTGGAAGTAGTACGATTAATGGAGGTTTAGGGCCAATTGGATTGCCAATGGGGAGTGTTAAATTAAGATCGTCATCATTGGTTCCCGCCAACCAAATATCACTTGGATATAATACCGGAGCTTTTGAATTTACGGGAAGTGATTTATATCATACTATAAATACTAATAGATATAAAATGTCTATTTATCCAGAAGTTTATGCTTCACATACTTTATATGTAGATAATTCTCGTACCGATACATATACTCCAGACGGTAGTGAGTCAAAACCGTATACTGATGTGCAAAGCGCACATAATGCAATAGGCGGGACTAATTATTTAACAGTAAATCAAAATAGTGTTGAAACTGATTTAACTGGATTTGCGGCTAAATTAAGTGCTACATTATCAAGAGATACGACGGAATATAGGTTTGGAAGCGCATCGTTAAAAATTGTTACTCCGGGAACTGTGTCTGGTGAAGGTGTTACTTTAACAGGAAGTACCGTAACAGCATCAGTTAGTTATACTGCGGAAGTTTGGGTAAAAGGTTCAGGAACAGTTACTTTGGCTCTACAGGAACAAACTTCAGGTGGAGTAGTTGTTGGTACTACCACAAAAGCAATCACGCTCTCATCTGTATGGACACGATATGAAATAGCAAGAACATTTGGTACAACTGGTGTTTCGGCTGTAGTTTTATTATATACTTCTAGTACACAAGCTATTACTTTTTATGCGGATGGATTCAGAGTCGGATTAACTTCTCTTGTACCAAGTATTACTAATACTTATGGAATATCTGTAGCGTTGGGCATAAGGTATACTGGAACTTTAGACATTTGGAGAGATTATTTAACAATTTATGGTCAAGGAGCGACAAAGGGTGCAGGATTTAAAGGGACAATTAATAATTGGTCGCCTCATCTAACAATATATGGTGTTCATTTAGTAGGAACTTCGAGTGCAACTAGAGATTGTTATTTTAATCAAACTATGAATGGTGATTATCTTCTTGAATTTAAAGAATGTAGATTGTCATATTGTACAATGAATGTTTCATCTACGGGTACTACGGCTCAGAAAAATAATTCATATATACAAATTACGGGTGATTCTAATCTTTGGCAAAATAATACAATCAATATAACGGGCATAAATGGTTTTGCAGGAATGACTGGTGGTGCGTATGTGTCTAATACTGTTACTGTAACAGATAGTTATTTTTGTCCCGGCTGTTCTTGTGTGGATAGTTGCACAGTTAATCTTGAGAGTGGCTCAACAAGTGAATTTTTTAGTATGTATGCAGTACGAAATACTACAAATCTCAAAACAGGTGCGACGCTATATGCTGATATTACTGCGCTGGCAGATATGAGCAATACGTTTAATAATACAGGCGGTACATTGATTCGCGTATCAGACCCACAAGTAAGAACTACAGTGCTTACTGGACTATCCACATCGACGAGTGCGGCAATTACCGAAACAGATACAATACTGGAAGCATTAGGGAAATTGCAAGCACAGATTAATGCTCTATAATATGGGGATAATATAATAGAATCAAATTCAGTTTTTAACGGAAGTTTAATAAGGGTGGAGTGAAATATCTTCGTCCTTATTATATTAGATTGAAATCGCAATTTTATATGAATTGAGTTTATTAAATAAAATAATAAATAATTTTTAAATTTGTACTTGACATTCTTTTCCAATGTGCTATAATACACATTAGAAAGGATGTTGAGAGAAGATGAATAAGATAAGAAAATATGTGACGATACCCGCAGTTATTGGGTCGGTATTAGTAATGATAGCTTTAATATATTATACAAGTAAATTTTATACAAATGCAGAATTATTATTCCATCAGAATCAATTTAGCTTTTTTATTGCTTTTGCGTTAATTGTATTGTTTTTAATTCTTCTTTTATTTTATTATATTTTTATTGTAGGTAAAAGATTTGAGAAAGCAATGAACGAGAGAGATGTAAAATTTGAGAAAATAATTAATGAAAAAGATGCGAAAATTGAAAGTCTGCTTAACGAAATTATTCAGCAAAATGGAATTCATTCACAATGCACAGAAGAACATTTTGATCAAATAATTGAATCGAGTCAGATTATCAATGAATTAATTTTAGATACCAAGGGGTGATAATTTGGATGATAATGAAAATATAAATATCATCAATTGGGCTAAGAGAAATTCCATGAAAAATAATCATAATTATTTCTGCAAACTTTTAAAGCATTTTAATATAAATGAGTGTGATTATAACTTTTTTTGGAACGGGTATGGGGACTATAGCTTGTTGATCACCTTATCAGCAAAGCAGTATTTAATTGAGATTGATGATAGACAAATGTGCTATAATTTATTATTTGAAGCCACAGCGTCAAATCAATGTAGAAAACCGAAATATATCGCACAAACAAATAAGAAAATGGAGCCTATTAAGTTTTATGGTGAAAACGTTATGTATAAGACATTAAAATATATCATTAATCACTGTAAAAGCAAAGGAGAAAAAATAATATGACACTCATAAGTAAAATTTTTATAATGTTTATATTTTCAAGTGTATTTGATGGCTTGATAGTTGTTTCGTATTTTGTTTTGGACAATAATATTGGAAAGCGTTATAACAAATTTATTTATGGATTTTTTGCAACATCTATGGTAAATGCAATAATGTATGAATTAATGTCTGGTCTTGGATTATGGTTTCAATTAATTTTTATATTATATAGCGGTTTAGTTTTAGGAATAATATTTAATGTAAATATTAAAAGATCAATATTTTCTGTGTTTAAAGTAATGTGTTTAATGTTGATAATAGAAGCAAGTGTATCTATTTTATTGACGGTAATTTTTAAAATTAATATGTTTTCAGTAAATTTTGATGCTAAAACATTGGCATTATGTATGCCACAGAGAATATTAGAATTTATAATTATATATTTTGGGAAGAAAAAAATAATCAAAAAGAGGTGATAATAATGGAACAGGTTCGTTGCAAGTCATGGATTTTTGGTGATACCAGAATCAGATAAGTAAACAAAAGAATACAAATAATGCGGGACTATTAATATTAATAGTCCTTTATTTATTTGTATGGAGGTGAATGGTTTGATTATTAAATTATCCATGTATATCGTGGATATGTTACTTAGTTCAAAAATATTTAAGATACAAGACATAGATGATTTTACCGATAAGGTTATATTCTGTGTCTTTTTTATTATTTCTAATATTTTCTTTTTCGGGTTGGGTATTTTATTACACTGTGCTCTTCAAGTAATGATCGTATTAATTGTATTGACCGTATTGAGATTATTTTCTGGTGGATACCACAGTTCAGTTGATCGCTGTCTTATGATTAGCGTTCCGTATATTTTATTAATATCTATAATAGCTAAATATGCAATTAATTATTCAGACTTTTTATGTTTTTTAAGTATATTAGCAGGTGTTTATATAATTAAAAAAGTACCTATTATCCCTAAAATTGATATGAACAATAAAATAGAAAAATGGTTTCAAGGAAGATATATTGATGTTTTTCTTTTATTTTATGTAATCAATTATATATGTTTGTCTTTACATAGTGGAATAGGGAATTTAATTTCAAGTTCAATTAGTATGGCTATTCTTGGAGTAGCTTTAATGATGAGAAAAAATAAAAAGATAAATTATGATTGAATGAAAGAAGAGTTTTAACGGAATTTTTGAAAATAATAATGTTGAAATTTAAACATGCACTTTACTTGGTTAAAGTGCTTTTTTATTGGATTAAAAGGAGGAATTTTTATTAATCAAGTATTAAAATTAGTATCACCTATTTCTCCCAGCGTCAACCATTACTTGGCGTATCGGGCGATTATAAAAAACAAGAAGCCTATGGCAATGAGTTATAAGACTTCTGAAGCTACAAAATATCAAAAGGATTTTATTAAATATGTGAAAGAACAGGTTGAACTTCAAGGATGGGTTAAGTCTGAAAATAAATTTCAGCATTATTATATGGATACATATTTCTATTTCCCAAGAACAGATATGGATGCAAATAATTATTACAAATGCCTCGCTGATGCGATAACAGATGCTGAAGTTGTTTGGATTGATGATGTTCAATTGTGTGAAAGAGTACAAGGAATACTTTATGACTCACAGAATCCTAGAATTGAAATGGAAATAAAGCCAGTAGACTACATAGGTATATTTAAAGATATATCTCAATTAGATCAATTTGAATCTAATTGCGTCGATTGTACAAAGTATAACCGAAATTGTAGTATTCTTGTAAAAGCAAAGGAAGGCAGAATACAGGAAGAAATTCAAAATTTAGTTTGTAGTAAGTTTAAACAAAATAAAAAATAAAATTATAGAATATAAGGAGATTACATAAATGACTAAAAAGAAAGTTAAGATAGAAAATGACAATATAGAAGTTATTACGGAAAAAGAAATAGTTGAAGTTATTGAAGATAAAAAAGATATGGTTTCTTTAGTTGATGTAATTAAGAATAATGCTCATTATACGGTTAAATCATATCTCCCAATTGTACAAAAGACAGCATTAATTAGTTCGATAGTTGATCTGTGTACAAAACTGAATGAAGAAGGAATGTTGGTTGTTGATTATTGTTATAAGCATCTCTCAATGTGTTTAACCATTATTATCAGTTACACGAACATAGATATTTCTAATTTTGGTGATGAAGAAGCTTATGATGCTCTTGAAGAACATGGAGTTATGCAGGAAATTTTTAATAAGATGAATCCTGATGAAGTAAAATTCTTAAATGATACGTTGGAAGCTGAACTTAAACAAAAAGAAATAATTACAAATTGTGTTGAAGGAATTATAAATAGGGCATTGAATAAGGCTGTGGATAAGTTGCCAGATGCAAAAGATGTTGAAAAAATAACGAAAAATATTCTTAAATTTAATCCTGATAAATTGAAATTCATGGTTGATCAGAACGAAAAATGGAACGGCACATTTGGAGGTAAAACTATTAAAGATTTACTAGGTGGATTTATTAATAGTGTCAAAAATGCTGATAAAAAGTCTATTGACACAGTTGAATAACCAAATCAAATTCGGATTTCATGCCAAATTAAATGTTGAAATTTCAAAGCTCACTTTAGTACGCTAAACCGATTTAGAGGTAATAAAAATGGAAAATAAATTATTTATTTGCGGTAGCAAAAATAATATACCAGAGATAAGAATTTTGCATGATGAGGACTGTCTTTTAACTACGGAGCAGACAGAAAGATTATTAGAACTTGCGAAAAATCCATTAAGTTATATGAGCAATTTAACAGAACAAGATGTATTAAATATTAAAGATTATATCATTGCGGAAGCTAATACAGTTAAATACGCTGAAGAACAAGAAAAGAGGACTGTAGAATAAATAGATTGGGAGTGGTGGGATGGATGTAACTAATTATGCTCAACTCTTTGCACAAATAGAAGCGGCGGCTAAAGATGTATTGCAAAAGGAAATGGCTGATGCAGTAAAAGAAAAGATATCTGAAAAAGCAGACGAAGATATTTATAATAGATATCCATATCCTAATCAATATCCACGTAGACGTAAAAATGGCGGTATATCTGATGTAAGACAAATGAATCATACCGTGGATGGACTAACTTTAGAAGTTACAGATGATGCAGATTTTAACAGGGAATTTGCAACGGAAGTTGGCTGGTATGGTGGAGTAGATTTATCTAAGTCATTGGCATACAACCTAAACTTTGGCTATGGGGATGATGAATGGTCTGAACCATCTCACTTCATAGACGATGCAAGGAATGAATTAGCCTCATCTGGTGAAGTTAGAGAAATTATGCGTAAGGGGTTACAGGAGAGATTAGGAGAAGGATCAGTAACAGTTACTTAAATAAAATAATTTCAGAATTTAAGACACTCTTCATGAGTGTCTTTTATTGTGCAATTAAAGCACTTATACAGGCAAGATAGTGATTGCAACACGAAAGCCAAAAGTCCTATTGGTTTCTTGCCTATTATTTTAATTATAGGACAAAACATGAAAGGATGATGTTAAATGTTAATTAGTAAATCAGTTATGATATCATGGAATGGGAAAAATAGGGAAATATATGAAAATTTAGGGTATAAATTTACAAAGTGGAAAGATAAATTTGAAGTACAAATTGAAGATTTAAATATCAATAGTGATATAAAAGTGGAAGTTCGATGTGATTATTGTGGGAAAACTATACATGAAACTTATAGTAATTTTATAGATCATAGAAGTAAATCATATGTTCAAAAGGACGCATGTTGGGATTGCAGAAGCTTAAAAATGAAAGATAATGCTTTAAACAAAAATAAAGATAATAAATTAAATAGAAATGATGTTGGATATTGGCAAATAGAAGAAAATAGATTAAAAGAATTAGATAATTATATTAAAACTTATGTGACAATTGATCATATGCGAAAAGACAAACTTGGATATTGTATACTTAATAGTATTTGGAGAAGTAACATGTCTGTAGATGAGTCAGTTATCAAATTAGGGTATAAAATAGAAGATGTAAAAACAATATTTAGTGTAGATATGTTTAATACATTTGATAAAATATCTGATTGTATTAATCAATATATTGAAAAATATGGTAGGTTTCCCACAATTACTGAGTGCAATGACAAATTAGGTATAACTCAAAAAGCATTAAAACAGTTTGGCGGAATACATGAAGTAAAAAGAAAAATGAATTATAATGGAGTAAATGATTTAAAGGATGATAGAGGTTGGTATAACAAATCTTCATACGAATATATTGTAGCTCAATTTTTAATACATAATAACGTTCCATATAAAAGAGAACAGCGTCCATTTCCAGAAGATGAAGGAAGATATAAAAGCGATTTTACTTTTTATTTAGAAGACGAGATTATACATTGTGAAGTTTGGGGTTATTATAAAAAGCATGGAGGGTATTCTAAAATTTATATTAAAAATAAAAATATAAAGAAAAATTTATATAGAAAATATAATATAAATTATATTGAAATTGAGCCAGATATTTTTCGTGATAAATATGAAATGATATATGAGAGACTACGTAATATTTTTGAAAAAGTTTTAGGGTCTGTACATCAGGAATTTAATTTAGAAATTTTAATTCCACCAAATAAAATGACAGACGAAGAACTTTTAGAAGAAATTATGAAATATAGCGATGATAACGAATATTTACCTTCAGAAAATATATTGAGAAAATATCATAAATCTAGCATTTTTAATCAAATTATACAAAGATATGGGCATATTGACAATTTTGCATTAAAATTTAATAAAAAATCGAGAAGTTCCAAAGCTTTCAGCATTAAAAATTATGGACATAATGGCTTATTTCCTATTTATCTGGGATTCATGAATCGCTATGGAGAAATTTTTACTTTAGAAGAATTTAAACAAAAAGGAATTGGTGATTTACGTAGATATATAGATCATTTTGGTGGTTATGTTCAAAGTAAATTAGATTTTTATAGTTATTGTATTGAAAATAAAATAACAATATCTCAAGAAGAAATTATTTGGTTAAAAAAGTTTGGAAATAATGAGTTTAAAAAACTTTATAGGCAAATAACTCCTGATCGGATTAATAAGGCTAATGAGATATTAAATTTAATAAACTGATTGTACATAAACCCGATGAATTGGTAATTCTATTTTGTCTCAAATTATATACAATATTCGGGACAAAGCATATCGGCACTTATTTTAAAAATTGCCAAAGTGCGTAATGAAAATCAGACAAAGTACGTAACAAGGGCATCTTGAACAGAATGTTCGGGATTATATAATAAATTTGAGAATAACCGTGAGAATAATTTGCGGCTATTTTCTATTTGCATTAAAATACAGAAACTAATTTAAAAATATCGGCATTTTGGTGTAATTTGGAATTTGTAAAATATGCATATTGCTTTAGGAGAGATAAATGGAAACGAAGTATTATTACTTTTGTAAATATAAAGACGATAACGATATTTTGCTTGTTCGATCTGGACAGGGAAATAGCGTGAGAGAAATAGTAGATTTGTTTGACAAATATAGAATATTGGAAATAGAGATTAAGTATAGAAAGTAAAAGGAGTTGGAAGTATTGGCAAAATCTAAAGTAGTTAGAGTAAAATATTTTACACCGGAAAGAATAGCATTAATAAATCCAGATAATTTAGTATTATATGAAAAGTATTTAATGTCAAATATAATTAAGAATAAGGATGTTGAACAGACAACTTTTAAAACTTATAAGAACTCAATGCAACAGTTTTTAGTATATCTTGCAGAAAAATGGAATAATATTGGTTTATATTCTCCTGAATTCTTTGAATCCGCAGTTGATATAATGGAAGGTTTTATGGCATTTTGTGTAAATACATTAAAAAACAATAAGAAGGTTATTAATACAAAAGTATCTTCGGTATCAACTTTTTATCTTTGGAGTATGAAAAGGAAATTGGTAGATAGACATCCTTTTGATAAAAAACTTGATAGAATGAAAGGTGCAAGTGAAGAAAAGATTATTAATTCATATTTTCTAACTGATGAACAGGTAACAGAAATTAGGCGTGGTTTATTAACCGATAAAAAATATGATATTCAAGACCAATTAATTTTTGAACTGTTTTTAGATAGTGCAAACAGAGTTGGGGCGCTAGACAAAATAACACTATCATCTATGGACTTGGAAAATATGGTTTTCAATGATATTAGGGAAAAGAGAGGTTATAAGGTCGAAGTAGCATTCTCTGAAGCAACGAAGGATATTATTAAAGAATGGCTTGAAATGAGAAAAGACATGGATAACCTTGACATTGATGCAATATTTTTAACTCGATATAATGGAAAATGGAACAAGATGACATATGGCACGATTCAAGATAGGATAAAACGTATTGGATATATTATTGGTTTAGAAGATTTTCATTGTCACTGTATGAGAAAAACAAAGCTTAACGATATTTATGTTAAAACTGGCGATCTTGCTCTTGCCGCAGAGTATGGAAATCATAAATCTACAGAAACGACAAGACAAAGTTATATAAAGCCAAAAAGTAAAACAGAAATCAGAGCTAAAATTAATGAGATGATGCAAAAGAATAATGAGATAAAGGTAGAAATCGTTGACGAACCTATTGAAATTCCAACAGAATCATCTTCAGAAGAAAATCTTTAAATAAAATCAAAAATAATTTTAAAATATGTGTTGACAGATAATTTAGAGTATGGTATATTATAGATGTACTAAAGATTATCCTTTCTCTTGTACAATATCTTTTTTTGTTCTGATTTGTAGTAAGGCTTGCTATTAGTGTAGTGAGCCTTACTAAAGCAAAATAAATGGCATAGAAGGAGTATTTTATCGGTTTTATATCGACTAAAATAAAAAATAAGTTTTAGATTTGTATTATGGCTTAACGCCGCCACGAAAGAGATTTAAATTATCTGAGGTTTGGAAAAGGTAGCCAACACCACACCTAGAAGCTTAGTCGGACGAATGTGCCGATAGTGCGGAATCACAGAAACTTCCCTATATTTTCAATGATGCATTGAATAGTACGCTAGGGTACGATAAAGAATGTTAGGAGATGCAAGAGTACCGTCTTGCCAGATAATTTAGATATAAAGATAGGTCATTTGTGACCATGTCCATTAATTGCAATAATGGGGTTGACAGAATACGCCTACTACTGGCGTAATAAATAAGTAGATTTTAGGTCTTTGAAGGCCATGTTGGTATGTTGGGCGAACTTCCCACGTGAAGTTGAGGTAGTAGACTATGACGATAGTCGAGGGTGGTTACATAAAATTAACAGTTCGGAAAATCTGAACGAAAGGGTAGAGAAGACAGGAGCAATGTTTTGTTAGTTTTAATGCGAAGAAAAGCCTGTCTGATACATATATGATGGGACTTGGTGAAGATGGCCTAACACAGCAGGTTTTGATCCTGCCATTTCGAAGGTTTAAATCCTTCAGTCCTAGTAAATAAAGGGTGAAAATGTTTGAATTTTCATCATGTATATATAAAGTACCTTGCGGTGTATAGGTTAACCGCGTAACCCAATAGATTGAGAATTTTAACGGAACTGAAACGTTGAAATTCCAACACGCACTTTATCACAGTAAAGTGAAAATTATCTATTATTTTTATCTATTTTAAAAATATCATCTAATTCACAATTCAGTACATTACATATCTTTTCTTCGGCATCAAAGCTAATCGAAGACGTTTTTCCTTCGCATATTTTAACAAGGTGATGGTAAATCAATCCTGTTTCTCTGGATAACCAATATCTTGTTTTATTGATCTCTTTTAGTTTTCTGTCTATTTCAATCTGCATTTTTAAACACCTCATACATAATTATATCCGAAATAGCCATTTTAAGTATACTGTTTAAAGTGTATATATGTTTGGTTGTAACCATTTTGGGTATATCTATGTTAGTTATATCAACTTGACTGTATATACATTAAAGTGTATAATGTGAAAAAAGGAAGGTGTTTAAAATGAATAAAGCGGAAACAAAAGCTGTAGAAATTGCTATGATTATTGCATTTGTGGTTTTAATTATAACATTGTATATCTTTTTAGCTAAACCAACTTGGGTTTATGGTGCAGAACCGAGAATTGATAATCAAGGTTCTAGAGGAATATGCGTTGTATATGCAGTAGCAAATGGAATAGAATATCAGATGCAATTGCAAGGCATAGAAACCCCAGAAAACGGGTTTTCAAAGGCGTGGCTTTATAATGAATGTAAAAAGATTGATGGTATAGATGGTGAGGGAACTTTAATAAATTATGCTTTAGAAGTGGCTTATGAAAAAGGATTATGTCCAACAGATGATTATGGCTCCAAGAATGCTAATGAGATAGCAAGCCAATATAAAATAACTACTTATGCGGGTATATTAACTAATCTTGATAGTATTGAAAAATTAATAGATGGTGGACATGTTATTCTAGTAAATTCAAGAGTAACGGATGATTGGAAAGATGGTATTATAACCAAACCAGATGAAGATTCGAAAGTTCTTCATGCGACATATTTATTTAGTCATAATGACGATTCTAGAATATTAACTGGAGTTAGTTCGTGGGGAAGTAAATATGGGTATAACGGAACTTATCAAATGGCGTATGAATGTTTTTATTTTCCTTGTATAATTGGTACTTGGATTTTTGATGTTAATTGATTAAATAAAATTAAAAATAATTCTTGACTTTTTATTTTAGTTTGGTATAATAAAATAAAAAGGAATTGAGGGCGATGTCATGTCGTATTTTGAAAATATAATACTTGAAGATTCTGAAATAAATCCTGTTGATATGTTGGCACTAAATTCAGCAGATTGGGAACTAAACGAAATACCCAAAACAGCTTGGGTAAAAGAAAGGTTCATTCCAAGAATTCTAGTTGATACTGGAATTGTTAAATCAATAAGTGAAGTTAAAAGAAATAAACCAGAATTATGTATTAACATTCCTTATAATCAGTATTTAGAGATTAAGTGGGGAAAACGAAAGTTTTGGATTTTGGGTTAGATTAGAAGGAGAATAAAATGGATTTACGAATGTATATATTGGTTAATGAAGATGTGAAAATTAATAAAGGCAAACTTGCTGGTCAGGTTGGTCATGCGGTAGCAAGTTACTTATATTGGAATCTTGTTGATTTTTTAAATCCATTTAATAATACAATAAAAACATATATGGAAAATAATCAAAAGAAAATTGTTTTATATGCTTCACAATCTAAGTTAGAAGAATTTGAAGAAAATGGCTATACAACAATTCGAGACAATGGATGGACTGATTTAGAGCCGAACACTCTAACGTGTGTAAATATGGGAATAATTGATTATGATAATTTTCCAGAGAATTTAAGATGGCTTAAAGAATTAAAATTGTGTAGATAATTTATTTAAATGCTAGAAATATTTCCCATAATATTACAATATGTGATATAATTATGAATATCATTGATGAGGGGAAAATATGAATGTTGAAAATTTGCCGGATATAGTATATCATGGTACAATATCTATTTATAAGAAGAGTTTACTTGATGGTATAAATTTGAAAAAGGGCAATGAATGTGTTGATTTTGGGCAGGGATTTTATACTACTACAAACTTAGAGCAGGCTAAATATTTTTCAATTACCCAAAGCAAGAAGAATAATATATTTCAAGAAAGTATGAAGTCTAGAAATAATGAATGGATTCCTAGATATTCCAATCCATTAATTATAGGTTATAAAATTAATAAGGTATTATTAAAAAAATATTATGGTTTGTTTTTTAGTAATTGTGATGTTAGATGGGCGGAATTTATATACAACAATAGGTTAGGTATTGACTTTTTGATTTCCAATTATCATAATATAGATAAGAAATATGATTTTATATATGGATTTATGGCTGATGCAGATATTGCAAATATTATCCAAGATGTAAAATTAAGAAAAATTGATTTTGATAGATTTGCTGAAGCAATTCAACCATTTGATCAATATAGTCAAGATCAACTATCATTTCATACAAAAAATGTTTTACAATGTATAGAATATGCTGGTGATATTAATTTAAGAAAGGATGATTAGTATGTATAACATTGCTAATGCTTCTGAAAAAATGTTAAATTATGTAACAAACGAAATTGCTACTAATTATCATTTTGGTAAAAAAGAAGCTAAAAATATGGTTCAAAATTCAGCATTTATGATAATGTTAAAAGAAGAACCAGATTTTGTATTTCATTATAATGTTGAATATTGGGCTAAAGAAATTATTAATGAACATACATTGAATTAATATACTATATTGCTCACCTTTTAGTTTATCTAAATGTTCGTGAGCCAGCGTAATTTTTAGTATGGGAATGGATGTCGTTCCCACAGATCGTTTATATGAAAAAAGACTTCTACATATAATGAAGTCTTTTTTATTTTTCTAGCAAATTGATGAGCTTTCATATATAATACATATATAAATTATGTATATGGAGGTTTTATTATGTTGATTAATTGTCCAGAATGTAATAAAGAAATTTCAGATAGGGCGGTAAATTGTCCTAATTGCGGATATCCTTTAAATGAAATACCTGCAATTAAAAGCAATGATAATAAATTAGTTTATCCAGATTTCCCAGAAGATTTGTCATTGGGAGATTCTCTTGTGAAACTTTGCTCTGGATTTACAATACATGACGAGATCATTAGTAATATTCCAGAATTCAATAACGGTCGTATTAGACTTGATTTATATAAAAATGGTATAAAAGCATCGAATAATAATATTTCCATTTTGATTCATAAATCTCAAATAATCTGCCTGTCTGAAGAAAAAAGAACAGAAATAGCGGAGAAAAATAAATCAGTAATCGGCAGGGCAATTGTGGGCGGAATTTTAACTGGCGGCATAGGTGCTGTTGTTGGTGGTGTTTCTGGCGTTGGTACAAAGAAAGAAAAAGTAACTAAATATTATTTAACATTAAAATTTTGGGATATAAATATTAGGGAAATAAAAACCATAACTAGTATTGGATTAATGACTGATGAATTTTTTATTAATCGATTTAACAAAGAAATAATGAAAAAATAATAAATGCATGAAAAGGCTTTTAATTATTAGAAGTCTTTTTTTATTCATATTAATAACTAAATATATAAATAATTTTGAGAAGTGTTTTATTTCACTTCTCTTTTATTTTGCAAGGAAAGGAGAAGTGAAAATGAATGATATTTCAATTAAGATAAAAGCTATTCTAGATCAAACCGCATCAACTGGTAATATTGAAAGTCAAATCAAACAGATTCAAAAAAAGTTAGATAATTCACCTTTAAAATTAAAATTAGATGAAAATTCCATAAAAAACACATTTGATAAAGATGGCAAATTAACAAAATCTATATATAAAGTAAATGATGCTTTAAATGGTCATTACACTGTTGTGCAAAAAGCAAGCAAAGTAACAGGAGAATTAGAAACTGCACAAATTAAGTTATCTACGGCAAATGATAAAGCAGGTCAGAGTTTTTCCAATATTTTGAAAAAAATTGGGACTTGGGGTGTAGCCACTGGAATTCTGTACGGCGGACTTCGACAAATTTCGACTGGCGTGGATTACATAATCGAACTTGATAATTCCATGAATGAAGTTCAAATTGTAACAGGATACACAAAGGAAAAAGTCGATGCTTTAGCACAATCTTATAATGAACTTGGCAAACAGATGAAGGTAACAACTTCAGAGATTGCCGCTACTTCTGCTGATTTATATAGACAGGGTTTAACTGATGCGGAAGTTACTGATCGAATGAAAGGTATTATTGAATATGCTAAAATTTCAAGTATTTCATTAGAAGATAGTAATAAGATTATAACTGCAACGGCAAATGCCACTGAACGTTCAATTGAGAATATAACAGATATTTTCGCTTATTTAGGCGATACAACTGCATGAAAAACCTCGTGCCTTATAATGGTAACATTATAATGATAATTTAGTGAACTATATTACTCATAGGTGTATAATCAACATTTTGTAATAGTAGGAAATGACTATGAATGATTATGCTAACAGGGGAGCCTAAGTTAGAAATAATATGGTAATCCTGTGCCAAGCTTCGTAATTGAAGAAGGTTAAACGACTATCCCATAGGGGAGTACATTGGAAGATGAGTTGCCAATGGAAGTGCTAAACAACCATAATATTTGGTTGATGATATAGTCTACACACATAGAAATATGTGATAAAAGTGCAGGTGCAGATGAAATTGGCGAAGCTCTTCAGAGAGTAGCTTCTGCCGCAGACAATTCAAATTTAAGTTTAGAAAAAACAAGCTCATGGTTTAAATTGTAGACCCTTAGTATAGTAATATACTAATGCAAAGTTGGCTTTTATCGGAAAAAAACCTATAGGCAGGTCAATTCCGAGGATAAGATTAGTATTGTTAAAATATTAAAATCCGTAACGACTATGTACTGTAATAGTAATATTATGGTCACGCCAACCTTCCTAATTATAGGAAGATGATATAGTCTGAACTGCATTTATAGCCTAAAAAATAAAGATGCAGAAGTAGGAAGAAACTCCTATTCGCCATATTTTATATGGTCAGTACCTAATTTTAGGGAAAGTAACAGACTGAGCAACAATTTCCAGCGTTTCAAGAGAAACGGCTTCCACGATCGGACGAAGCTTAAACTCAATTATCAGCCGATACGAAAGTATAAAAAAGACAGGATTTTCTAGTGAAGATAGCACTCAATTAAATGATGTGACAAAAGCTCTTTCTTCAATTGGTATAAATCCAACTGTAAATGGACAACTTCGCGATTTGGGAGTAGTCATGGATGAAGTTGGAGCGAAATGGAACACATTAAGTAAAAATGAAAAAGCTTATATAGCGACTACAATGGCGGGAACCTATCAACGTAATAGATTTATAACCCTAAAATTTGGGGCTTTAATAGCATAATACATAAACTATTAAAGAAAATTTTCTCTAATAAATTTACGAAACTCCAGAAGTGGACAACGTAGTGGAAGTTTACACACCAGCAGAGACTAAATGAGAAAACTTCATGTTAATGAAGATGTAATAGTCCGAACTCATGATATAACTTAATCATGAAACATGAGAAGTATGAAGAAATTCATATTCGCCTAGTAATAGGTTATAAAGTAACAGATTGAATGAATAATTACGATGATAGTTTAAAAAATTATGACAATGCTCTTAATGCGGCTGGTCAAACACAAAAGAAATATGATACCTATCTTGAATCAAGTCAAGCTCACATAGACGAACTCACTACATCTATGCAAGGGATGTGGCAAGATACAATGTCTTCTGAGCAATTAAAAACTTTAATTGATTTTGGAACAGGAATTGTAAATATTATTGATAAAATCGGATTATTGAATATTGCGGCAGTAGCATTATTTGGTATATTAGGTGGTCGTGGTATATTAACAACTGTAGTTAATTTAATTCCTCTTACAAAAAGTTTGGCTTTAAATATTGGTATTCTTGCATCTAATATGGGAGTGTCTGAAGCGGCGGCTGTTACTTTAGCCAAATCCCTTTCAGTTATGGTTCCTGTAGCCGCTATTTTAGCTGGAATAGCTATAATAGATTATTTAACAGAAGCTTTAGATAGGCAAAAAGAATCTGTAGCAGATTTATCAAACAAAATTCAGACCTTAACATCTGAACGAGATTCATTAAATCAAAAAATGTCAGAGGGTGCATTAATCGATTCAGAATCAAAAAGATTGGAATTACTTAATGCCGAAATAACTGCAAATCAAACGCTTTTGAAACAAGAAGACGAAAAGTTGTATAAGATGGAACAACAGTCTAATCTTCCCACAACTAATCAAATGTCTTGGACTAGTTATTATACAACAGATAGCGGCTTAAAAAGTGCTGTAGATGAATACAACAGTCTTAACGAAGCAACTGCAACTACTCTTGAACAGCAAGACGAAATGAAAACGCGTAAAGCTGAACTTATTAAAGAAATGACTACGGAAGTAGGACAGCTTCAAGCTCATATTGATTTAGGAACAGAGCTTACAGATGTAGATGCCAAACGGCTTGATCAGATGAATGCAATTATCGAAGCCTACAATAAGCAAACCGAGGCCGAGAAAGCCGCTGACGAAGCCGCAACTGAAACTCAGACAGTACAGCAAAAATTAGCGGAACAATTTTCTAATGGTGAAATTTCTTTAAAAGATTATATATCTAAATTAAATGCTTTAAAAGCATCGTCTAAAGAATATGAAGTGCAAGCATACAATTTAGGTGAAGCTAGTACATTTTTAGCTTCAATTTCCGATAAAGTTACTAATGCTCAGTCTCTTACCGAAGATGAAGTAAAACAATTGACATCTTTATATCCTGATTTACAAGGTGCTATATATGAAACGGCAGATGGATGGTCAGTAGAAAAAACGGCGGTTGATTTATTAAATACTAGTGTCACATCATTACAAACAGCTTACATGGATGCTCAAAATGCAATGACAGAATTAGCGGCTATTTCGGTTGGTGAAAGACTTAATATTACTGATACAGAATTAGCGGCTGTACAGTCTGTGGCTGATGCATATGCGACTCTTGCCGGAAAGAAAAGTAGTACTGGAACGGGATATACGGAACATGAATTAAAAATGCTGAATATCAACGATCCAACGGTAATGAATACGCTTGCATTAGGTAAGGCTAGAGAAACGATAAACGCTTTGAAGAAGAATTTAGGAAGTATTAATACTAAAGCATTGGATTCTTCTTCTTCCAAATCTTCCTCCGACGAATATGACTGGTTTGACGAAATGCTTTCCACTTCCAAGCAATACATAGAGAATCGTGATTTATATGGTGATTGGGATAAATATGGGGATTCAGCAGTATCAGCATGGGAAAGAATCAAAAAATATACCGAACAGTATTATAAAGATGGAAAAATTAGTTATGAGAAATATGCTGATGTAATTAATGATATTGATCAATCTTTATATACAGCTAAGAAAGACGCAATCCAGTCAGCCTATGAAGCGGAAGTCGAATACCAACAAAAGCTAATAGAATCCCAAAAAGACGCTCTTGAAACAGAACTAGAAGCAACGGATGCTCAATATGATAAACACATTGCAAAACTTCAAAAGAAATTAGACGCATTAAAAGACGAAGAAGAAGAACAGGACAAACTTCTTGCCATCGAAGAAGCCAGAGAAGATTTAGAAAATGCAAAATCTGATACATCATATCGGGTTTATAGCCAAGCAACGGGATGGCAATGGACTTATAATCAATCTGCGGTAGATGAAGCGCAAGAAGCTCTAGATGACGCTCAAGAAGAATATGACGACTATGAGGCAGAAGCCAAACTTGAAAAACAAATATCTAAATTAGAAAAAGCCCAGAAAAAGAATGAAGAAAATATTAATGCTCAGATTGATGATCTTGATGCGCTTGCTGAAACATGGGAAAACAGTTTAGATATTAGTGCAGATACAGCAACGTATACAAGTCAATTAGATGCATTGTTAGCTGTTGAAAACTCCAGTTATGCTAGTAGACTCGAAGCGGCACAAGCTTTTGCGACGGCATATAAGAAAGCATTAAATGGAATAGGACAAACTTCAACGTCTTCAACAACCACAACTACTTCAACCACATCCACAACATCAGCAGATTCAACTAATGTTAATACTTATGGTGAAGGTGGACATGTGAATACACCTCAATTAGCGGTAGTCGGAGATACAAGCGAATGGATTATACCAGATTCAAATATGCCTTCATTTGTAGATTTAATAGGTAGTAATATAATGAATAATATGTTGAGCAACATTACAGCATCTATGCCATCTATTACTCCAATAAATCGTAATACATCAACTGACAGTAGTTCTCATATGACTATTCAGAACATGACTATTCAGGCAAATAATCCCAATCAGTTTGCAAATAAAATGAAAAATCTTGTAGCAATTACAGGAAATATGACTAATTAAGGAAGGAGCATGAATTATGCTATTTCAACCTACTTCACCATACCCAGAACAAACAGCAATTGATGCAACAGCAAGCAATACATTTTCATGCTACTTGAATGCTGAAGGCGGTACGCAAATAACCGAATATGATTTAACCATTAATGATTTAGATGGTAATGAAATATACACAACGGGGGACACAACATTGTCTCCCGTTTTATATAATAAAAATACTTTATCTATAACCGTTCCAAGTACAAGCGGAATGACTAACGGATATGATTATGTTTGGAATATTAAACTATATGAAACGAATCCGACAATTTGGGTTACATACGGCACAGTTCAAGCAACAAGTACAACTACGAATGTTTATTTAAGAATATCTTATCTTATTGAGGCAGGAATGTATTTAAAAATTGGCAATCAGATCAGATTAATTTCGACTTATGATTCTGATACGGGACTTGCTGTAGTTTCAACCGCATTTTCAACCGCACCTTCAACTGGCGCACAATATAATATTTATACAAATTATGTGGTTAGTGATGATATTTATTTTAAAGCCAGAGCATTACCCGTAATTTCAATTACAACTTATACCGCAACAGTAACAAATAAGGCGTTTACATTTACCGGAAGTTATACTCAATCGGATAATGTAGATTGGAAATATTATACTTTTAATCTATATGACAGTAGTGGTGAATTATTAGACACTACCGGAGAAGTGAATACTGGTACAATTTCTTATACATTTGATGGATTTTTAACTGGTACAAGTTATAGTATTGAATTGGTTGTAGAAACGCAAGATGGGACAAGCGTAACTACTGGACTGGAATCATTTTCTGTTTTATATGCTATAACTACAGTATTTAATAATCAGGTTGTTGCTGAATGTTTAATGGCTAAAGATGCTATGCAAGTATCATGGGGAAATCCGTATACAAATTCTTATACACTTACGGGTACAACTTCGCCTTATTATGAATACTTAGAAGATACTCCCCAAACTGATCAAACATCTGTTTCTTTATATAGTGGTTCAGAGTTATTATATGAAATTGGAAACTCATTAGGTGCAGTAATTGTACCATATAATTCAACAACATCTTTTAGAACAAGATTACCAATTAGTTTTCAAGGCGATATTATTAGTCTAAATAATGCTGTGGACGAAAGTTATTATATATTATCTTATACCGATGGTACTTTCTATTATGATATTAATAACTTATACACCGGCAGTATTAAAATTCAAGATGGAAGTGCAACATGGCTTTTAGGTTCAACTTATGATGAATATACGAACTATGTGTGGGATGATACTCAAACATGGAACGATTCTTTATATTTTTATGAACAAACTGCAGATTTCTTAAATACTCATTGGTGTGAATTTACTCTACTTCCAACAGGTATATTGCTTACTTTAATTCCGGTTTCAGATTTAAATTCATCTACTGATTATACGCCTGATACTACGTCTACTTCGTCTGGAAGTATTCCTAATGGATATTATACATTAACACTCTACGGACAACAAATTTGCGATTATGTTTGGGTGTGTAATAAAGTATTTTCTACTTCTGAAATAGAAGCCACTACACCTATTGGATTTGAGCCAACATGGGATACATATACAATGCTAATGGCTTTATATAATGATAATCTAAATGCTGGAAGTATAGGAACTATTACAGAAGGTGTAACTGATTGGTCTGTATATCGTCAGATAGTTGGAGATACAAGATTATATTTTGTAGAAACAGTTGATGTAGCAACAACTCAGGTTATTGATTACAACGTAGCTAATCAAACATCATATATTTATCATTTATTCCCAATTACAGCGAGTACTATTGGTGGAGTCTTAAAATCAGAATCAACTACAACAGATTGGTGGAATTGGTCATTAACTGGTATTTTAGAATCTTCAGATGATGAAAATATCTATTATGCTGATGCTGATAATATTTGGTTGTTTAGATTAAATTTAAAATCTAATAGTATAGATCAAAATTTAGACATTACTACATACGAAGGATTCACACAGTATTCTAAAATTAGCAAAGGTTTTAGAAATTATATGACAGGTTCAATTACTTGCTTATTAGGTGATGTTGAAAATGTGGAATATATAAATGATACTGTACAAAAACAAAAAGATTTTGCATCATTCGTTTTAAGCACGGAATTAAAAGTATTAAAAGACCCGAAAGGGAATATATGGTTAATTGATACAATTTCAAATTCATACAGTATAATAGATGAAATCAGTCAACAGCCGACTATGTTAAATTTCGAGTGGCATGAAATTGGGGATTTATCGGAAATTTCAATAATAGAATCATAAAGAAAGGAAGGTAGAAAATGGCGTTAACTTATGATGATTATATAAAAGCAATTAAAAGCAAAATTATTCAACCTGTTTTTCGCTTTTCTCTTCTTAATCCAGATGAAAGCGTGAAACAAGATATATCAGAATATCTCATTAATGGAAGTGGTTCTTTATCAATAAATTATCAACAAGGGCAAAGAAGGAGTTTAAATTTTGCACTTAGGAATCCGGGTGGAATTTGGACTCCTAATGCTAATACTAATAATATGTGGATTGGAACAAAATTCAAATTAGATTTAGGAATCCGAATAAAATCGACGTTTTATGTTGACACCTTAGATGGGGGAACTGCAAGTTCCACTTTTGCTGATACAGTAGATGGTGGTTCTGCAAGTTCATCTGGTTCAACTATTATAAACGGTGGAGTAGCTAGATGGGAAATAGGTTCTGATGGTACAAGTACATATTGGTATTCTAATGGTGTGTTTCCAATTGGTGATCCAAATTCGACGCATAATAATTCAGATAAACAGGTATCCATTCAATGTTATGATAAGTTCGCTTTATTAGATGGAACTTTAGGTGGTGTCACGGAAGGAACTTATACTATTTCATCAGGGACAAATATAAAACAAGCTGTGGCTGATATATTAATGTCGGACAATGGTAATGGATATCCCATTGATATGAAACCATTGATATTTGATAGTAGATATGCAAGTACTGTAACTTCTTATACTATAACTAAAAGTCCGAATAGTAGTCTTGGAGAAATTATAATAGAGTTAGCTAATATGATTTCTTGTGATGTTTATTATAATGAAAGTGGAAATTTGGTTTTTCAAGCTGGAATTGATGACATTGCTCATATTAACAAACCTACTTTATGGACTTATTCTGATAGTGAATTGGAATATATAAGTTCAAATTTAACCCATAATTTCAGTAAAGTTAAAAACCGAGTTACTGTATTTGCTACAAATTCAAGTACTAATGTAAGTTATTCTGCATTGTCAGAAAATACAAATCCAACTTCTCCAACACGAATATCAAAGATTGGAATTAAAAATTATTACCTAGAAGATAACAATATAAGTTCAGATGATTTGGCTCAAGATAGAGCAGATTATGAACTAAATAAATTAGCAATTGTACAATTAACCAATAATTTACAATCTACATATATGGCACATTTAGATGTAAACAAATGTATCGCAGTAAGCGATACTTTTTTTGGTTTTAAAGATACGAGGTTTATTATACAATCTCTTGATATACCATTGGAAACTGGAAGTCAAATTGACATTACAGCTTCTAATATTGCAGAGTTGCCATTCTATGATTCAACAACAGGATCAACATCGTAAAGGAAGGAGTGTGGATTTGTTGGATATTAGTGAAGACGAATTAATTGAGTTAATAAGAAAAATCGTTAAACAAGAAATAAAAAATAATTCATCAAATATAGAGTATTCGTATTACGGAAAAGTTTATTCAACCAATACGGATGGCACTTTTAATGTTCAGAATACTTCGGATGGTGGAATTTATACGAATTTATTAAATCAAACAGGAGCATCTCTTTCTGTGGGAGATGTAGTGAAGATTTCGGCAAAAGGTGACAAAACAGATAATAAATTATATATCTGTTTAGCCTCGTATGTACAGAAATGTGCATAGGACACAGTTTTAATTGCAAGTAATTCCTAAAGCTCTCATGCCACAACATAAGGATGAAAAATGCCTAAGTGTGATGGAACGAAAGTAGAAAAAAGTTGAGAGATGGCATATGGTTAAATCCTAAGTGCTTTAAATGGATGTTTATGCAACCAAACTTCGAATAGAAGAAGGCTCGACGGTCAGATAGAAATATCGTACCCTCAAGTGAGGGGAAATGGACTGCCCTTAACATATAATGGTGAAGGTGAAGACATGACCTGCGCTCATATGAAAGTATGAGAAGTTCGAAAGAGAACTGCATAGAATTAACGACTCTATGTGAACAAGTATGAAATTATAAAAAGTTTTCTTTAATAGAATTTATAAAAAATATTAAATAATAAGTCATTAAATAAGAATGTTTGATATCATTCTTATTTTTATGCAATCAAGGAGAAGCAACAAAAATGATAAAAGGATTTAGAATTCAAATATATCCAAATGAATTTCAACGAGAACAAATAATTAAATTTTGTAATGCGGCTAGGTTTGCTTATAATTGGGCGATAGCTACCGAAGAAGAAAATTATAAGAATGGGGGAAAGTTTATATCTGGATATGATTTATGTACGAGATTTACAGAATTTAAAAGACAAGAAGAAAATAAATGGTTAAAAGAAATATCGGGAAGAGCATGTAAAGTTGCTATATTAAATGCCGCTAATGCATATGAAAGGTTTTTTAAAAAGATATCTGATAAACCTAAATTTAAATCCAAAAAATATAGTAAGATGAAATGTGCAACACATGAAGGTACTATACAGTTTACATCTAATAAGGTCAGATTGGAGAAATTAGGCTGGGTTAAGTTGGCACAGAAAAATAGAATTCCAATTAGTGAAAATATAAAATATTTAAATCCAAAAATAGAGTATGATAAGATTAATTTTTGGGTTTCTGTTAGTGTTTATATTATTGATAATCAAGATAATAATAAACCAAAAACAGAAGCTATAGGAATCGATTTAGGAATTAAACAATTAGGTATTTGTTCAAATGGAATAAAATTAGATAAACCAGATATTAAGAAACTGAAAAAGAAACTTAAAAGACTTCAAAAACAAATAAGTCGACATTATCAAAAAATGATTGATGAAAGTAAACAAACGAAAATCAAGTTTGAAAAACTTCCTAAATCAAAGAATTTACTTAAACTTGAAAAAGAAATAAAAAAACTATATATAAAAATAGATAATATTCTTACAACAAATATACATGAATT